TCTTCGAATACATCTTTTCCCTTGTTTGTTCCTGTCTTTTGTAAATTTAATTTATTTACTTGTTCAGAAGTCAAATCTATGGTCACCGTTCTTTTTCTAATAGGAATGGTTTGACCCGTATATTGGGCATGAAGTATTGGTCCCCAGGTATCTGCTATGATGAATGTTAATTTCATTTTATCTCTCCAGTAGCAAAGTGGGGAGTTCTTCTCCAGATAAAACTCTCAAATAAGATAGAAATTCTCTGGTTGGGTCAGACCCCAAAAATAGTTGGAGGAATATCCTCTCAATATCTTCTAGAGTACCTTTTCGATCCTCTAAAGTAACCTAAATATGGTAGTGAGGGTGTCCTGATTGGGATTGTTTAATTTCAAAATCTATCGGAAGAAATTGGTTTAAATACTCTGCTCTTTCCTCAAAGAGCTGCATTTGTTCTTCCGTGTCAATATCCAAAAGGAGTTCAGTATCCTTAGGATAGACGACTTTTAATCCTTTTTCTTCGGCCTCTTTAATTGCGGACATGCGATCAATATCATAATTAATCGTCTCTTTGTTTAGTTTCATGCCATTTGCCCTAAACTGGATCTTCTGATCCATTCGGCAATTAATAGGGCATCACTTCTTCCATCCTTCTTCCCTCCTCTAGGTCCCCTTAATTCTGCGGAGGGGAATAATCTTTCGGCGATCATTAGACTCTGTGCCTTCTTATCCCCTTTCGATTTTGTAATTTGAAATTCCTTTTGCCAAGTTTTTGGAATGACTAACTCATATGGTATATTCAATCCTACCAGGAGGCCCTCAAAAATACCCTGACATAATCCTAGACCAAAGGTGGCCTGTATCCGGATTCCCGGGGGTAGGCTCTGCATTTTTTCGAGTGCGACGGTAACTTTTGTGGGTCCTATATCAGAAAAGTTCATAAGAATATTTCTAATTGCCGGGATATCGTATTCTCGTTTCTTTTTCTTCCCTTTTGTAAATTCTATAATGGGAGTGTCGTATATCCATATATGTTTTCCTTGTTCATCGACAACTCCGATTGCTCCCTGAAGTCCTGGATCAATTCCAATGTATAGACTCATTCTAGTCCATTCCTCTCTTCCAGCAACTTCCTCAGATATGAATTCTCTCGACGAGTCGCCTCAAGGTCGAAGAGTTGATACTTAATACATACCCTCAGATGATCCAGGGAATCCTGTAGACTGCTGATACTCTTTTCAAGCTTTGCTCTATTGGCTTTTGCCTGTTTGGCAAGTTGAACTAATTTCTTGTGTTGTGGATCAGTAGATCCTGAGGATTCTTCAATTAATTTGTCCAGTTGTTCTTTAAGATCGTTTTCATTCATTACCATACCCTCGCTTTTCTCTTCTCAGTTTTATGAAGTTCTTGCCAGGTTTTCCAGATTTCTTCACGAAGTTCTTTCTCCTTATTATTTTCTTCAATATATTGAATCCACTCTACTCGAGTTTTTTCTTCATCAAATATTTTTATTGTGGTTGTTTTATTCTTTGCTTTTTGATCTCCATTTTGGAGAATATTAAGAAATTGGATATTTGTGGAGATGTCATCTAGGCCATAGGAGAATAAGATTCGGAATCTTCCTTCTTTGAATGGGGGGGCAACCTTGTTCTTCGTAATCTTGAATTTTACCCAGATTCCAATTGGGCTTCCTTCCTTGTTTTTAATCCCTGAAAGGTGCTTAAGATGTATTTGAATTGAACTATAAAATTCCAGAGCTCTTCCACCGGAGGTAACCTCTTTGTTCGCCGAAAAAGGTCCTGCTCCGATATTATCGCGAGTTTGATCTATACAAAATAGAGTTGTATTGCTTTCCGCAAGAGCAAATAAATACTTTCGGAATCCTTTGGACATCTGTTTGGCTCTGGAGGTTCCGTACGTCCCGTCCATCATACTTTCTTCCAATTCGACCTGGGTGGGCAACGCGCTGACACTGTCAACTACTACTATTTTCGATTCTCTGTTTAGAGGATCCTTCTTTTTGATTTGTCCAGTAGGAGTCTTATTATAGATGATATCTGAAAGATATACATCAAAAAACTCCTCTAGGGTGGAAGGATGTCCAACAATCACTTTATCACAATCTAGTCCATATAAGGATGCAAAATGAGGATCCAAAGTATGTTCTATATCAGCATAATATGCTTTTTTTCCAGAACGTTGGGCATATCCACAAACCATTGTTGCTAAGACGGATTTAGAAGTACTTCCTCCCCCAAAGACGTGGACTATTCTACCAACCGGAATACCACCCGGATATTGGTTTGCAAGAGCTATATCTAGAGTCGTACATCCGGTAGAAAAGAAATTGCGGACTCCCGGAAGTCCAATAATATCTGAGGATTGTTTTGCAGTCTCTTTAATCGTATCTTCTATTTTTTCATTTTTAGACATTTTTATCCACCATCCTCTCAACTGAAAATCTTCCAAAAGTTCCACAGGAAGGTGCACCTGGCCTCCAATGACCTATTCCAATAAATTCACCAGCAACCTGCAAATGTTCCAAAACAATTTGTTCATTTAGGGCCCCAGCAATTGTAGGATAAACCACTGTAAGAGTTCCTTCCCATTTAGGGATCTTTGGGTATCTTCTTGAAATCCTTCCTCCATCTGGTTTTCCATTAGAGGAGACAAAAGATTTTCTTCCTTGAATTGTATCTTTGGTAAGTTCGGTAACTATATCTCCCTCAATTTGTATCAATCTAATATAATGGACTAAACCTTTTCCTCTTTTTCCTCCTCCTACTCTTTTTCCTAAAAGTTTGGCAGCAGGCTCCAGAGTTCTCTTTAGAAGAAAACCTGGGATGATTACCTTTCCATCCTCATTGTAATGGGCTCTTTCCTTCCAATACCTCTCTTCAAATTGTTGAGGGGTTTCACCCTCTTCTTTTTCCTGATCGATGTATTGATCAAACAGAACAGGACTGATACTTTTAAACTTTATTTTGATTCGTTTAACTAATTCATCCATCTTTCTTCTCACTGTAAAAGGCAAATTTCAATAACTTCTTGAATTCTTTATCTTCTTTCTCTTTCAAACAACTATTCATTAAAGGAAGGAAACTAACCCCATTCTCTTTACAAATAAAGGACTTCTTCTTATCCCTTGCCATTTGTTTCCTATCCGTAAGATGCTGGAATCCTCCTGGCTCTATTGCACATACTAACTTTCCGTGTCGGAATACTGAAATGTCAATATGTGCATTTTTGTTCTTCCAGAAACTCTTGTATTTAGATGGCTCAGGAAAGAGTTCATATAGAGGCTGTTTTACAACAAAAGCCAGTTTTGGAAAACTTCGTTGTAGCCAACAAACGAACTCCTCAATTGTTTTATTATCCGAATACATAAAGTAAAACCCCGACCAAGCATAATAATATGCAAGCACAATCGCTATCGGAAAATACATCCTCCCTTGGATATGGCTGGGAGTAATAAAATGGAACGGAACGCAACACAACTTAACTTAATTTAAAACAATGCAACTTAACAAAACTTAATTCAACATAATTAGAAATCATTTTCCAGATTCCTTTCCTCTTCTACTTCTCTTTCAAAGGACTTATCGAGTTCTCTTTCCTCCCCTAATAAACTCTGGTTCCCGTAATATTTATGAACAAACAAAGATACTAAACTTTGCAGCATACTCTTTCTTTGTCCCATACTATCTACTAGGATGGAGAAACCATCAGCTACTTTTGAAACCTCAATAAGATCCCTTTTAGCCTCCTGATACGATTCTTGAATTGTTAAGGTTTCATTCACCGCGTCATTCGTTACTTTTCCCATAAGCCCAAATTCTTCTGGATTCCTTCGGATTCTTGATTTGAGATCAGCCTCCAAAAAATCTAGAGTATCTTTTGCCCTTTTTGCCAAGGATTTAGCAAGAGTGGATAACTCCCCAATTTCATGATAAAGTTGCGGTTGTCTTCGACAAGCCTCATCAAGTTCATGAGCATTAATAGGAAGATTGGCTTTACACTCCTGTAAGGACTCTTGTAAATCATTTAATTCGGATTCAAGTTCTTGATTCATATTAATTCTCCAAAGTCAAAGGATACAAATCACAAATGCTATAAAAGCAATGAGCGTTAGAAGTACTCCCCCGATACAAAATAGGCCGACTTCCGATTTTAAGAATTCATGAACCATGGATCTTTCCAGAGTATCCAATTTTTCCATCATTGGAAATCTTTCAAGATCCTCGGAAACCGCATCTTCTACCATGGAATCCCATTCCATTTCTTCTGGAGTTTTTCCTCTCAAAAATTCTCCTGGAAAGAATCCTTCATCTAAATCCGCATCGGTTCTACTCATTGCTTCGTAACATTCTTCGTGCATGTAGTCCGCATTAAAATCACCATCAAACGTATATACCCGATAGCGTGCTTTGGTTCCACTTTCAATCTTTTCGTCGCACCAAATACATTGATGATCCTTCCTTGTCTTAACCCACTTACTTTGGATTTCTTCAAAGGACATTACTCTTCCCCCGCTTTCGCTCTTTTTGCCTGTTCCAAACGCTGTTGTACCTTCTCCTTTATGCTACTTGATCTGGCAGTTCCAGCACTTCTGGTAGTCTCCGTTCTCTTGGGTTCCTTTTTCACCTCTTCTGCTGGTGGTGCTTCTTCTTCAACAACTTCTTCTTGTTCTTTAGCTGCTGATCTTCTCCGGGGCGGTTCCTCTTCCACTACTTCATCTGGAGTATCGTCAGTTGAATCATCGGTTGAATCTTCCTCTGGGGTATTTTCACCACATAAAGCTTCCCTGATCTCCTCTTCGGGGGACATCTTTAAAATATCCTCAAACTCTGGAAGATCCTCATACCACTCGTCTGGACAGGGATCCGAAGTATGTAAATCCACACCCACGTACTCGTATTTCTTTCCTTCTTTGGTTTGCTCAAAGGAAATATCTCGACCGTCCTTTGGATGACTTATGTCGATCCATTTCTTATGATCTGCCCCATCCTCAGATCCTCCTCTTCTTTTATTCTTAGATCTGGAGCGAATTTCATTAAACAACTTAACAGGACAATCAAACCAACGAACCCCCTTTGCCATTTCAGCATCACTAGAAACATCAACAACAAAGAATAAATACCTTCTTGAAGCGTAAAGGGCTGCCGCTCTCTTATCTTGAGGATCCTCTTTTCGGAAAGCATCTGCTTGATCACAAATCAGGCAGGGTTGATCAAACATTCTTTTGTAGCATAGGAAGGCTTTCCGGTTGACCCCAACATTACTATGCCTAAAGATTTCCAGGCCGTAAAACCCTTCCCTAGTAGGAGGAAAGACGATCCGAATCATATTCTCTCCAATGCTGGGCTTATACCGGGTTATCCCTAAACGTTCCAATTTGGCAGTATCCACATAGTTAAAGTAGTTTCCTCCACCACTCTTTGAGAATTCTTTCTCCATTGCTGAACTTCTATCTACCATAATTCACCTCGATCAAAATAGAGTTATTTGTCTTCATCATATTATACTGGAAATTTACTTGTTTTTAATCAAAAAGACAGATTTTTGTAATTAGAGCAACTAGTGAGTTCTTTTTCCCGTAAAAGGTATTAGTCGATCCCAGAATATCTAAAATCCGAGAAAGGTCCTTTGCATATTCGATATCCGTCGGATCTATTTTTAAGAGTTGTTTTCTCATGAAGGACATAATCCCCACGCGGACGGCTTCCGGTTCCTGTTCCAATTTCTCCACCTCTATTACTGCCTTCTTCCAATTCTTCTTCCTCTTCTCCGGGGTCGTAATGAGTAATTGGCATAAGGTAAAGAAATCCCCATCCTCCTGCAATTGGATCTCTGAAGCAATGATATCTGCTAATTCGTCCGGATCTTCTATATCCTGAATCTTCTCAAGTAAAATTAATGCGCTTCTGGGAGTTCTATCACAGTTCGATGCAATTAGTTCCAGTATTTCCCCATCAATTTCCATTTCCTGTAGCTTACAAGCTCTTTTTAATATTTCAACGATATCGGCGGATTTTAATTTTTCTACTTTATATTCTGTTGCTCGGTTCTTTAGCGGTGCATGAATCTTCTCTGGGTTCGTAGTTGTCAGAATAAAGTACACGTGAAGTGGGGTGTTCTCTGTATCCTCGAGAAACGCTCTTTGTGCATCCAAAGTCATTCCATGGCATTCGTCCAAAATATAAGTTATGCATCCCCCACCTAAAGGAGAAAATTTCATCTCTTCAATCACTTCTCGAACAGTTTCTATCCCTCTAGTGTTGGCAGCATTAAGAATTTGGATATTAGAATCCTTTGTTCCGAATTCCGTGGCAAGAATTCTTGCAAGAGTAGATTTACCACATCCCTTCGGGCCACTAAGTAGAATAGTATGTGGACGATCCTTGGGATCTCTTTTCACTACAGATCTCAGACCACATACCGTGGATCTATTACCCACCACTTCTGAGAATGACTTTGGACGCACATTTTGATATAGCATTTCAATACCCTCCCTTTATGGTTAAGTTATTGAATGTTTGGATCTGCCGGAGTTTGAATCAAAACAGCCGCGACTATAATGGTAAATATAATCTTTTTCATTTTTAACCTTTCTAATTCAAAACTCGATGACATTGAGAACAAAGCTCATGATTCTTTGTTACATGACCAGCTACATTTTGCAGTCTACTTGAAGCCATAGGGGACAAAGTCTCATTATGCGTAGCGACCCTTGTTATACAATTCCATAAATCGTACATCGTCTGAACATTAGATGAGGTAGCCTGATCTTGGACTACCTCAATAATTTTCTTAGATATATGATGATCTCGCCGAATTCCCTCCAAAACCTCAGGGATATGCCCTCTTACAGAAATTGAAGTTAAATGGGAAATTCTTTCGAATTCTCTATCCAATTTACTGTCCGCATCTCCAATAATCTCATGGAACCAATCATCCAAACCATCTCCACGTTTCTTTCTGGTGAAAGTCCCCAACCTTTCAGAGGAAATCGCCCCGTTCGAGCACCACTGCCGAAAGATGTAAGGAGACACTTCTACCACGTCTTTCCCTAAAATACTATTTTGAATTTGAATTCCTCCGTAAAGTATATCTGTGGGTTCCGAATTTAAGGGAGTAAAACTTTTATCCGTTACTATCCCCATTCTACTGTACCCTAAATTCGTGCTAACCTGGTGGAATCCCAATATTCTGTCTCCTAGATTGGCTTCGGCTGCTCTTAATAATCTCTCATTGGAAATCACTTGGGTTTTTACCCGATCTTTTGTCATACCAATTAGTTGATCTCCTTGAGAAATTGCTCGAATTGGTGCGGACATCCCTTCTCCAAAGAAATAGTCAAGGTGAGGAAAGAGTAGATTTGCTGGACATTTACCAGTATACTTTCGAGTCAATCCAACACATTTTGCTACGTCAAGAAAAGCAGAAGGAATTATTTGTAAATCCCTTCCCCCCAAATCCACAACGGGCTCGTCCTTGGAACCATGAAAACGAACTTCCAGATTATCCCCGGGCTTCAGATCTGTAAATTCCAAATTTTCCGTGGGGGCCAAAGTTGCCGTAACTTCATCTCTATTCAGAAGTTTAAGATCACTTGGTTTTGTTTTCTCACTCATTTTATTCTTCCTTTATTGTAGTTTATTTTCTTCCTGTATTATTATACTGTTTTGATCCTTTTGGTTTCAAAATTATCTTATCTGGCTGGATACTATATTTTCATTAGGATAAGTCCAACAATAGAATCCACATCTTCTCCATCGATTAGTATTACTAAATCAAGTTTGGTTAGCTTTTTCATACTGCCATCAACTCCTTAAAAGTTTTTGAGGACAACTCATACCAATTAGTACAACTGGCTTCCCACTCGACTGCTAATGGAACACATTGCCAATCGAAACGTTTCGCTAAGAGTATCTCATTGGATAATTGAACCAGATCTTCGAATTCCTCAGGAACCACATCAAAATCAATTGAATCGTGGGTTTCCAAAAAAGCTTGAGATTCCATTCCTCTTTGAACCATCTCATCATCAATTCTTTGTAAGGCATCTAAGAGTAGATGAAAAGCCAATCCTTGAATATTATTATTGAATAATTGATAATAACTTAGAGGACCCGGACGTTTACATCCAAGAGGACTCACATAACAACCATTCTCATTATAGTACTTTATTTGATCATTCTGCCATTCTCGAACATCTGGATATTCCTTCCAAAAGTCAGCAAAAACTTTAGCAATATGTTCCTGAGATACTCTTCCTCGGAACCCCTCATACCGTACCATCGCCTTAGGTTGAGATCCATAGAAGGAGGGAAAAATAAACCCGTTCTTAGAGTAGTATCTATCATCTTTAGTAATTTCTTCCAGAGCCTTGGAGTATAGTAGGACAGCCCATCTTCTGTGGGTATCCCACGGATTTATTTTATTAGGATGTTCCAGATCCCACTGCCGCATTTTATGGAGTTGATTTACCAGTTCTGAATCCTTGGACATCATTGCAATGCCACACACTTCCATTCCGGAATAATCTACCTGCAATAATAAATTTCCCGGTCTGGGAATGATAATCTTACGGAAAACCTGAAGCTCTTCGTCATGTTTATATATGTTTTGTACGGATGGATCATTCGCTGAACTCCGGTATGTAGCGGCAATATTCATATTGAAGGTAGGATGGATTCGGGAATTTGGGTCAAGGAACTTCTTATATGTTTTTACTCTTTTAGGTATGCTACCACACTTTCGATACCGAAGAATGTTAGAGATGAATCTTCGGACGTTATCATTCTTGGTTTTTCCGGACACCTCTACTAATGCGGGTTCGTCCGTTTTTCCTTTCTTCGTCTTTTCTGTTTCCTGAAGGATGGGTTCCTTCCATAAATCATATATAATCTTTCCTATCTGAGGACCAGAATTTGGATTAAATTTCTTGGTTTTTCCTTTACTATCCTCAATGGATTCGAACTCTTTGACCTTATCTGTATTCCTAATTTTTTCTAGTAGTTCTTCACCCTCTTCAGTAAATTGATCATAAAGCTCCATCATCATCTTCTGATCAATTAATATTCCACGATGCTTTAGATTTGCGAGACACGGAAGACAAGAGGTTAACCAATTATTAAATCTACTTCTTTCCGGGTCAATAGAAAGTCTTCTTTGTTGGTCATAGTAAGAATTTAAAGTGTGCCTGGTATCCCAATTATTATAGTTTGAAGTATCCTCTAAGGTCTCCTTTTGTAGGTCAACCACGTCAACCATTTTCTTGTAATCATGTCCGGTTAACTGATATGCCTGAAATCCCAGACCAGTAGTTCCCCTTTGACAATTTAGAACATGGGCGGTAACCATTGTATCGTGGATAAAATTATTCATGGATGTGCCAAAGAAAACTCTTCCCCAAAGTTCCTCCATATAATAATTTTGGACTACTTTTGGTGCATCGCTTTTAAGGAACCGAGAAAATGCCCCCGTTATTTTAGATAACTGATCATCAGAAAAGATCCTTTTTCCATCCTGAAGGAAATTAATGGGAATACAAGCAGCAGAGTCCACCTCATTGGTAATAGATACGGTTAAGATTTTGGACTCTTTTTCGTAAGGAGAAAGAATATTTGTTTCAAAGTCATGACAAACCGGGGATTCGGATGCCGACATATATTCTAAGATATCTATGGCCTCTTGATAATCGGTTATTAACTCGTTTCCTTCTTCGGTAAACGGTTTCGGCAGTGGCTCGTCAAGGAAAGAGATTATATCAGCCATGTCATTGATGAAGACTATGTCATCATTTTTTAGGCCTTTGTCTTTCTTTTGCCTGCAGAAGAAGGAAGGATGATATGAACACCCCACCCAAGAATTGTACTTTTGGATTGGGAAGACCAATCCATGGGTTCCAGATGCAGTGAAGGAAGATAGTCCTTTCGTATTCACAAGGGATTGAATTGCTTTAGTCCCAAGAGAAATAATCAGTTTGGGTTTTACTTCTTCAATATCCTTCTGAAGATTGGATGAACAACACAAAATCTGATCATTTGTAGGAGCTACGTCCCTTCCTTTTTTGTCCAGTCCAGGAAAGCATTGAACTATATTAGTTCTGATACAATCCTTGTCCATATCTATTCCTACGTAGGACAAGGCTCTTCGCAGGAACTTTCCGGAAGCACCAACAAAGGGGATACCATACCTATCCTCCGATCTTCCAGGGCAAAGACCGACAATAAGAATGCCCTTTCCTCCCTTTCCATATCTTTGCATTTTAGGGGACTTACATTTGGATTTTAATCCACAAGAGTCACAGTTGTAGATCTTCTCCTTTCTTGGTTTAGAGGAAGTAGACCTTTTCTTCTTCTCGAAAAGTTCGGGATGCTCTTGCTGATATATTTCAAGGGGAGATAGAAAGAATGCTTTTTGTTTTGCCATAAGATTATTGATATCTTCGTTTTGTACCGGACTCTTTTTCTGAGATGAATCCAAATACTTCCAACTGGAGTTGTTCTGGCCATTCCTCCTGGGTATGCCAAGCACCACAAGAACAAGGACCACTTAACATATCATATTCACTTCCTCCGTTAAAGAAATGCCCCATATATTCTGCAGGCATATTTGCGAATCCATTTTTTGGATTAAAACAATCCGAGTGTCTATTTATCTGAAATTCATCCATAATATACCCACGAGTTGTAGCACAAAACTGCGGCCAAAGCAGCTAATACCGAAATTCCACCAAGAAGCCAATAGAACATAGGTTCTTTTACTTTCAAAAGGACATCAAAGATAAGCCCCCCAAAGGAAAAAAGTAGCAATAAAAGTATAATTGAAAAATAAACCATTCTACACCTTCGTCTGAATTAATACTTGTAGTTTGTCAGAATCCAAAAGGATAATTCTTTCCTCTGGATGATACAGAAACTTTCCTTTTCCATACTGAAGAACCTCAAATACGAGGGAGGGATTCACAACGAATTTATGTTCTCCAATATCCGATTCTAATCCGACGGACTCAACCAGATTTCCACTTCCTTTGCTTTCAGAAAACAAAGTACAAGAACTATCCAAGATCTCGAACCGAGTCTCCTTATCAAAGAAATCCACTCCTCCTAAAAAGCTCTTTAAGTGTCTTTCTAGAACTCCTCCTAAATCAGATTCAAAAACCAGATCTGAAAAACTTTCCTTATCTATTTGTTCGAAATACTCCTCAAGATTTGGAAAATCATCCAGGTAGATTGAGCTTTGTATCATCGATCCATCTTCTAGGATAACATAGAAAAGATTTTCCAGGAGACCATACCTATGAATCCTCTCCCGATTCTTTAATACTATATCAACAAATTTGGCGGGGATGGTAAACGGATCTATTCCAGAAGAAATTCCTAGAGTATACCTATGTATACGGAATCGATCGGTTGAATATATTTTAGACCCCTCAACTCGTATGCCTCCAATTGATCCGGAAGTCTTTTCCTTACAAACCCCAAATCGGCAAAGGCGGAGACCTTCCAATAGATCCGGACAAATGCTAAGATTTTTAGCACCTTCAGTATTAGGAAGTTCAACCTCTCTTGGTTTTTCTACCCGAAATTTCCCTTGAACCTTATTTGTCTTTACAACCAGATTGGTGTCCTTCATTACTAAGGTAACTTCTTCCGAAGAAATATTTCTCAGAAGATTAAGAAAAGAGTCCGCCTTAATCGAGAAGGATTCTTCTGGAATTGGGTTCTGGGTAAAGGAGGTTGTCTGCCCATCCGTAGCGAAGAGGGTATCTCCATTAAAATGGAAGTTCTGATGATCGAGAACAAAAGAACCTCTACCTACCGCGGGAAGGACAAATTCTAATTTTTCTATAAGTTCGTTTCTATTTATTTTCATTTTAGTCCTCTAGAAAAATCTCTTCTGTATTTTTATTCTTCTTGGGGGGGTATTCCGTATATAGTCGCTCGAGTCCTCAAAGTAGACAATATTGGCACGGACCCTTTCCTCCCAATCTTCTCCTAATTTTTCTTCTGTCCAACCTTTAGATTCGAAGTAGTCGTAAATTATTGTCACTTCTTCTGGAGATAAATCCTGGGTAAAATGGGGCCTTTGCTTGTCCCCAAATCTGGATTGATTTGAAACCGAAATAACATACGGGGTTTTGCTATAGTCCGGTGTCTTTCTGTCCTTTTTAAATCGAGGAACCAGAATAGCTCCATATGCTGCATGCTTGACCCACGTGGTTGAATCAACGGAAAAAAATCGGTACCTTAACATTAAATCCAAAGAGGTGATTGCAAATCCATGAGTCTTAAATTCCTGCTTGGACTCTTCAAGGAGAGAAAATATTGGATCACCATGATGGAGAACAAATCTATTCTTTGTGACATCCTGTCCTAATCCACCAATTCCAATATACTCATATTCATCCATATACTTCTTCAACCATTTGATATCCTCACCAAAGTGGTAGACTGGCATAGGTCGGATACCCATAGACTCCAGATACTTCTGGTTCTCCCAGGTTCTCTCTGGATTAAAAATCACATCAATGTTTACATATATATCGAGCTGGTCCTTATATTTGTTCACAAACTCGACATATCTTTCCATGAAGTCCTTTACTTCTTTCGTATCAAAGTAAGAGAAATCTGCTATTGATCGGGCATCTCCTTTTCGTTGAACTGAGCCACTTTGCTTCTTGTCCGACTCTTGAATCTTTCCTTCTTCCTCAAGTTTACTCATTCCTAACTTAATAGCGTTACTGATAAGGGAGTATGCTCCGGAATCTAGTAGGACATGAACTTCTGGATGATCAGTGAGGAGGTTTCCTACTATTCGGTCCTTATAGAAAGTTTCAAGGGTGAATACTCCTTTTCTTTCCAGGAAAGGGAATCTACCTTGAATACCTTTCTTTGATCCAGTCGTCATTAAGTTTGCTAAGTGGATTCGTTCAACGCTCATTATCTTATTCAATCCAAATAGGGTCTATCAATTGTTTTCTTTAATTCTTCAACTGAAAGTTTGTTGTTGGAACAATCAAAGTGTCCGCCTACTTCCTTGAATTTAACGGGTAATTTAGTTAAACCCCTTTCGGATAGATCTACATCTCCACTGGCACTCCAAGTGCCATCTGGATTTTGAGTGCAGACGGACTTGATGTAGTCTATCAATCTGGACTTAAGTTCTTCCGGAGAAGCAGGTTGAAAGAGATCTTCAAATTCAGATTTACTGATCTCAGTAAGAATATTTTCGTGATGTTCAACGCTCATTTATTCCGTTCCATTTAAAGCATTAATAAGATCGGTTGCTTCCGCCTGAATACTTCCCAATTCCGAAATTATTGCCGTCGATTGAGAAATTTCTAAATCCGAATTTCTTCTAACCAAAGGAATTGTAGTAGTAATAAATCTTTTTAATAGATCCAAAGTTCTGATGTGCATGATCCTTGTATTTCTTCTTTCTTGTTCATAAAACGATTCTTCGGTTCTATCGGTTCTATTTGTGCCCAAAGAAAAACTTTTCTGTATTAAAACAGATTGGGGATGGTTTTCACGTATCTGAACTAAATCTTCTGAAAAATAGTTTATGGGAACCTCTTCTCCTCGTAAGGTATAATGTTTTCGAAGAGTTTTTGCTGATCTTTTATCCCCTGGGGATAGTCCAGTGATAAAACGATCTAAAAGCTCAAATTTCAGTTTATAAGAACCATCAGATTGTTTTTGTTTCTTATAGCGACGAACCTCAGCTTTTCCATCACTCCCTTTATGATATCGGAAAGCCGGAGAGGCAGTAATTACTTTTTGATACAATTCTTCCCCATCAAGATAAATAAGGTATTTTTCCTCATCTCTTCCTTTTGGGATTAAAATCGGACTTGCACATAACGTTATCTGTGATCAGACCCAAAATATTCTCAATGAGTTCGGGGGTTCCCTCCACATGAAAGGAAACTGAAATTGGTTTTCCTTCTTTATTGAATTTGTCGAATTCTACTTTTAGATTATTCATTTTTCTTTTCCTATCACAACCATGAAAGATTTAATATAGATTCGTTTTATCAATTTGAATTTGTATTCTATTCTTATCCAAAACGGAGGAGGGTAGAAGTGGATTTATATTTGCCTTCTCTCTGAATTAATAGAAAGTCGGGAGATAGCCTCATTTCGATATGGCTCATATTTATCCTTTTTGTCCCTTTAGGATCTTCTTCAGAAGAAATTTCCACCCACCCTTCCCCTAGATTGCATCTTCTAATTAAATAACAGTTGTATAGTTTCTCCTCAAAATATTCTCCCGCAGAAAAGAAATCCTCGGTGGGCATCCCCATAATTCTATTGCTTCCCACAATAATGTAGTATGGGGACTCGCCGATATTTTCTGCATCCATTCCCATACCGCTATAGCAGAACCACCACTTTTTCCTTTGATTGGGAAGAGCAAATTGGATATTATTACTCTCTTGCCAGGTGGTTGAAAATAATTTTTCCTTTAATTGTTCCTCAGATAAAGATTCGAAATCAATTTCTTCTGTCTGATCGAAATCTGAGGAGTACTTAATAATACCTTTTTCGGACTGGATATCTGCTTCTGCTCCCCTCCCAAGTATTGGTGATATTCCTAAGCCTACCAGAGCAGTCTTTATTAAAGTTCTTCTATTAATCATTTTTCTTCTCCATTTTTATTTTATAGATTTTAGCACATCTCTTCTTCAAATCCTCATTATAGTCTTCTATTGCTTTCTTTGTATCTTCTGGAATACAATCAGGACAGAGACTTTCTATCCACATGAAAGGAGTCTGAAATTGGTTTTCCTTCCTCATCTAAAAGTTCCGGACTCGAACAACTCATTAGCCCTTTCATTTTCTCTTTTGTTTTTTCTTTTTAACTCTTCTATGTCCTTTAGGATTGTTTGGGCCCCAAATCGGATTTTTCTTGATTCCGCAAGAAGCTTCCGACCTTCCTCGTTTAATTTTCTTCCTTTTTCATATAATTCTTTAGATTTCTTTTCATTCTCTGTCATCTTATTCCCCTTCGGATAATTTCTGAAATATTCGGTCCTTTTCCAGGCAATTGGAACAACGACCACATTCGTCTCGTCCTCCCTGAAAACAACTCCAAGTATCCTTATACAGAATATTATACTGTAGAAGCTCTTTATATACCTCTTCTTTTGTCATTGTTTCTTTTCGGCCTTCGGCCAGGATAGGAACAACTTGAACTCTCCTTTTGTTCTCTGAGGCGTAATACCAGATGGATTCCATCATCTTAGCAAAGGGAATGGTGCTATCATAGTAGCTATGTTCTTCAGATAGGATCTTTGAATGGCCCTTGCTTCCAGTAACTACAATATCGGCTTCAATTGATTCGGCGTAAGCTATTGTGCAACTTAGGAGGGCCAGATTTCGGACGGGGGTATAGACATCATTATCTTCGCTCTCACCATCAATCATACCACCCCCAGACCAGATCTTACCAAGAGTAATCATGTGAAGCCCAAGGAAGTCCAGTTTTCTGGCCAGATCAAAGGCGGTTTTCTTTTCCTGATCTGCACAGATTTGGCCATAGTCGATAAAGACGGGGTAGTATTCTGCGTCTGGCCATCTTTCTTTCATTTTTAAGGCGGCCAAGGTGCTATCTGCTCCACCGCTAAGAGTTATGACAATTTTCATTTTCTACCCCACTAACTCAAAATGCTCATCTAAACATGTCTGGCAAATATCCACGAATTCCATGAGATCATTATCAATAAATAAGTAGTACTTCTTCCCTTGGGAATATCTATCATCCTCCCCGGCGAACCCAATAGTCCGAATTTCCCCAAATGAAATTTCCTTTCCAGGGATATTGAGCTCTTTAATGCAGCGATACTTCTTGGAGGAATTAATAGCATTCTCATACTGTTCCGCCTCGGAAGCTTCTCTTGCTTCTTCCTGCATAATATGTATGGAAACCTCTCTATAGCGAATCATCGCCTCTTGGAAAATACCTAAGGCCTCATAATGGCTTCCAGATCCCCAAACAACCGTTTCGAAGATAAGATCTTCTGCCGTAACAGATTTCAGATCATCTGGAACCTGTTCAAAGAAGTCCTTAATCCTCTGTATTTCTGATTGGATTTCTTCTGGAGTCAAAGATTTTTTAAATTCTGGCTCAATATTCATGATACTTTTCCTTCCAGCACTTCTCGTACGAAGTGATAATACTTCGGGTCTCGGTAATTAAAGGCACTAACCTGGAAATGATCCGTCATATATGCTGGGTTCCAATACACTTCTGCATTAAACTTTCGGAATTTTTGAACCCAGTAATCCGGATCCTTAACTTGGATAGTAAGGACTGGACAGACCGTTTCACCAATAAATTGGATCTTATCTGAATGGACGGCCCGGCAATTTTCCTCTATTTGTTCTCTACTAATGACATTATTTAGAGCGGAGTTCAGACTCCATAGTTGGGGGATTAAAGAGGTGTGGGGAGTTTCATTCTTCTTTGCATATTTGATATATTTAAGAATATTCAAATAGTCTCCGTGATCCTCAAATCGTGACAGAGCCTCTTTGTCGTATAAGATGATACCCATTGCCGGAAGTCCACCTAGAATTTTGGAGGAGGACGCAATAATCACATTTGCTGAGTCTGGAAGAGGATAGAAACCAAATCCACTGACACAATCCACAATGAGAAGATTACCAGGATACTCCTTTTTGATCTCTTCATCGATTCTAAATTCCGGGCTATAATATCTACTTTCAGAGGTTTCAAATTGGGTATAGTAATGATAACCTCTATTTGTTCCCGGTTTCCCACCGTAGAATTTGGACATCTCAATAGATCTTTGGGTAAAGGTTCCCGTAGAATGCCATCTGGGGAAACCTTTTACACAACTAAGTATAGTTTCTATTGCGCTAGTCCCGCTCCCTTGTGTAAATATGATTTCGTACTTGTCCGGGATTTTGAATTTGTCCCTCAATTTTTTTATTGTACCTGAATACAGATTCCTAAATTCAGGACTTCGATGACTGAAATCTATATTCAATTCAATATGTTGAGGAATGGGCCCAGGACTATATAACTTCGAAGCCTGTAAAATGTCCTTTGGGATCGTTGTCATTAGGCCTCCTATTTACTGCAAAAGATTAATTATACTATCTTTGCTTAAACCATTCGGTGAAAGATCAATATCAACTTTTCCATCCTCCGGGGGAACATCAACTACAATGGCACCTGCTTGAATTAATGTACTTTTCAGATCCAATCTGGATAGTAGATCGTTCTTTAGATATTCTGTCATTTTTCCAGATGATTCTCCTGAGCCAGAAACATTTGAAGTCCCATACGAAATATTGGAAAAATAGAAACGATTGTATCCATCCATATTTGTAATCAATCCCAAAACAGATTGTGACTGGCTCATTTCTATATTTGCTGAAAGAAGAATATTATTGGGATCTACCATGTAGTTATGTTCAAAATTTCTCCTTGTGGCTCTTTCTTTTGCTACCAATATTTTTGTGGGAACGGGATCACCATTAGTAAAAGTATAATTATAATAGTTTACTAACATCAAAACGGGCTCTGAAATATCCTTCTTCAGGTAAAATAATTCGGAAGCTCCATTTGGTTTTGGTGCATCTGCCATATCTCCAGAGAAGAGCACATTACCCATTTCATTTCGATAATTAGAATTCCACCCGATTTTCCCCATTCCTGCAGAGATTATGGAAAGATCTAAATCAATTCGATGTCCTTTAGTATTGAACCAATGAATTCCTACAATCATATCCTCATCTACTGATATACTACTTCCAGTAGGAAGAAATCCGGTGAATTGTTTTTCAGTTGCCGGGAGTGTATAATGAATTCCCTTGGGAATAAGAATGGTCTTTCCTTCCACATTCTTTTTAATATCCTGAACAATTGATCGAATTACTATATTAAGTACTCCTTGGGTTTCTTCTCTTTTATCCTCCGGCCAATTAAAATCGTCAATCCATCCTCTACCATTCCGGATCCGGTAAACTATTGATTTACTTCCTTGTAATCGGAATTTTAGAGCCTGTGCCAACCGTATCTTTCTGAAAATAGTGGCTCTTTGAAGCTTCCGGAATAAAGGTTGATCCTTTGCCAATTGATCCCTTTTAATGGATGCGGTTATATTATTTAAGTAATCCGGAAGGAGAGGACGATGGATCTTCCTTGCACTCCTTCGTAGCCGGTTGAAGAATCTCTTATTTCCTGAAATTGATTTCATGGCCAGAAAAGGTGGTTTATATCTATAGAAAATTGATGCCAGATTCCAAGGAACTAAAGTTAATAGATTGTCCAGATGGTAACCGTCAGATTGTTTGATCTTTTCAATCAGACTTTCGTTCTTAATTACTAAAGATTCTCCAGTCAATTTGTGAATTAGATATCTCAAATACTCTTCCGGATCAGTGGGAGCAATATGGTAGTAATCATATAGCCTTATCTTCAATTCTCGATTTTTGATTCTGTGGACAAAAGCAGAACCAAATTCATTAAATCGGATAATTTCCATAATATCCGTTAGGGTATTTTCATGCAGGGCTATCCCTTGGCCGAGTTGAGTGATCCTATTAAGGATCTCCTTTCGGGATATTCCTTTAATTACTACCAGAGGTAGATCTTCGTTCATATTGGGAAGATCAAGTTCCTCCCTTGGAATATAGACTATCTCTTCTTGATAAATTCCTAACCGTTCGAACCCGTAGGTGGTCAAATAATGTATTGCGGCTTGTATCCAAAGAGCTTCTTGGGGGGTATCCCGGATAACCCTCCAGGATTTGTGAAAAGAGGAATTGGCCTTTTCCCCGGATATTCCAACAATTCCCTCAATTTCGTCCAGAAGATCTTCGGTTACCTTAATATGTGGATCGACGACATATCCATTTTGAAGCATCCTTCCGTAGAACTTTTCGTGGTCCCCATTCTCTGAGATCCTTTCTCCTACCTGAATTGCATTAAAAAGACGTAGAGTTGCTTGGTTCGCATTCATCTTTTGCTCCAAAAAGGGGCGGAAGGTAATTCATCCAATATGATTTGTAAGGAACCTTCTTTGCCCGTTTATATTTAATTAGGCGGGAAGTATATTTGGCAAGAGCCGTTTCCGGCTCTCAAGTAGTCATTTGTAAGGAACCTCCTATGCCCAGTAATCAAATCCTATTTCCGCTGGCTTGCACTTACTCAACCACTTCTGCCGTCTGATCTTGTTCGGTTTCTACTGCTTCGGTTTCCGCCTCTTCTACCGTCTCTGCAGGATTGGAACCTTCCTGTGTCATCTCAGTTCCTTCCGCCGTCTCTGCGGAGGTTTCTTTCTTCTCCTCCACTCTTTCCGGTGTCTCTGTCGTCTCCACCTTCTTGTTCTTCCTGGACTTCTTGATACCCTCATCCACAGACAGGTTCATCTTCTTCAGAACAGACACAAGGACTACACGTGCCCGACTCTTTGAATACTTCTCATCCTTTCCCAAATCCTTGTAGCTTTGAATAAGGGAATCCAGAACTTCCTGTTGAGTCTTTCCGGACTCTAACATCTCCTTTGCAACTTTACGAATGTTTCCGGCCTTTTTTGCCATTTTTGATCCTCCCGTGTCCACTTTTATGGACGTCACTTCTGTTTTTTGTTTTTGTTCATATGCTGCTGAAAATTCTACCTCGTCCGATATATTATACTGCACATCAAGGAGTTGTGCTATCCTTTTTCCGGAAAAAATTGCCTCTGTTGCAGAAGAAAATGGAAAAGCCAGGTAATCATTTCCACTACTGACCAGATATACTCCAAATTCATCCGAAATTGTTTTCTTGACTTTTATTCCGTCTAAGGGATCACCAGTATAAATATTCATAGTTTACCTCTTTGTTCGGGTTTTTAATTTTCTCCACTCTCTTTGGCTTCCCGAGTTCGGGATGGGACGGGGAATTAATGGACCACCCTCTTGGTCCTTCATATATTCGAAACGGCAACCATATCCAGAGTAGGTCAACATTTGTTGGATTCTGTCAGAACCCCACCCAATATCGGAAAGTTTTTTGATGAAAGATCGGACCTCTTCCTGATATCCATCATCACCCAAAAGATCGGAGACATTATGTAGGTCCCGAAAATGTTGGATGACACTTCTTTCATCCGTCAAATCGGGTGTACATGCATCGGAAACCGCTTTCATCTGATTACACCTCCTATTTCTTTTTAAGTGTTTTCTGGCACCTTATACAAATTTGGATATCCTTTTTCCCATTCCAAAAGGGGTATAATTTCGTGGTATATATGCCACATGTCATACATTTCTTGTCCCGAACCTCACAAGGAAGTCCTAGAATCTTTCCCAGATCTTTTGCTTTTTGAGTCACCTCCTCCAAATCTGGATCAATGAGTAGTGGACCAATTGGGATACCTTCCTCATTTACTCTCCAGATTCCCCAGGTTCCCTCTTCAAGAGGGCGGACTAACATCCTGGTTGTTCCTATTGGCTTTGACATTTAATCCTCCACCGGATCGATGGTCTAAAAGTTAATCTTTGACGATATTCTTTGCGCCGCACACTGGGCAGCAATCTACTTCGTCCCATCCCAGAAAACCACTGCCGCAGTTGCCACAGACATAATCCTCATCTATATGCCCTGTATTATCAATTTTTACAACATCTACTGTTTTTAACATTTTCAACCCCGTAAAATATTAACTTTTGAACCTTACCTTATATATAAATTATAGGATATTTTAGGGAAAAGGCAAGAAGAAAATTAGAAAATTTTGATATTTTAGGGCCTATAATATACTTGATTTTGATGTGAAATAAACGGAATTGGTACTATTTTTCTTCAGTGGTCCCTGGCCACATAATTTTATGATTTTGTAACGAGAAGGAATTGACATACCCATCTTGCATTGTCCGGTCCAATAACTTTCTGGGCCATTCCAAATCAACGGCTGGAAGAATACCAACATACTCTTCTTCGGATTCAACAGTTGGATGTATAATCTGTATAGCTGGGCTAACTGCTGTCTTTGCTTTCCATTGAGGATTAGATTGTACAAGTTCAACCATTTGATCATAGTCGTCCCAATCGGAAACCACAAATTTGATCACATCTTCTTCTCTCAAGGAATCAAAGGCAGCGGGATTCATCTTATCCGACATACCGGACGAATGCAACTTGAAGTCCACTATATATCGTACTCTTGTCCAAAAAAGAGAAGGAACCATTGATCCATTCGTTTCGACAGAAATAGTATATTCAATTCCTTTTGAAAATAGAAGTTGGATGATAAGTGCTTCCAGTCCTTTTTGTTGTTCTAAGGGTTCTCCCCCAGTAATTGTTATTTTAGGGAATCGAACTTCATTAATTATTTCTTGGATTGTCATCCAATTATAGGGTTGGAATTCTTGGGAATATTCTGTGTCGCAATATGCACATTGCAAATTACATCCTTTCAGACGTATAAAAGTTGAGAATTGTCCCGCCCCAAGAAAACCATTAATCTCCCCGTCTATACTATGGAAGATAGATTGTACGTTTAGTTTAGTCATTACTCATCCTCCACAAAATCCAATTCACTAACTGGACCATTTTCGGATCTCTTCCTATCCTCATATGGGGCAATCACAGTTCGGTAGAGTTCTTGTTTGATACATTCTAGGACCCCAATAACATCGTTGCAAGTATGGTAGCGAAGGCCTCTTTTCTTAATTACTTCATGACACAATCTGGAAATGATGTAGTTAAGATGCCCTTTCCAATCATTTCTATCGAATTCAGAAATCCCAAACAAAAAAATCTGATCTATAATATTCTCGATTAGATTATCATAGAATTCTCGTTCTTCTGGTTTTATATATGGCATTATCTTCCTCCTCTGTAAGCTTTATATAAATCTTCTTTCCCCAACTCCTTAAAATAATCTTTTAGGGTCTTTCCTTCCCGAATTTTTCTAAACATCCCAACTTTTGTGTCATCAAAATCTGCTATTGCTGCATCCTCAAGATACGAAATCCATTCCCACAATCTACGTTCTTCAAGTGTCATTTTACCAACCCTTTTGTCAATTGTTGGATTTTTACCAAATTTTTCCATATAGAATTATCGGGCCCCATCCCCAAAGTTTTGAGGGTATCTTTTAATTCTTTAAGGGATTCTTCCGGCGCTAACGTTTCCACCAGTAGTGTCGTTGTCCAATCTTTTGCTGTTTTTTCAGTTACATAACTTCCGTAACAGTCTGGGCATTGAGGAAAATCTTCATATTCCTTCTCCGTCATAATGTAACCACACTTATTACACATTATAAATTTCTTCTTTTCATTCATTAGTCCCACCATCCTCTCGAATGTTTTTGAATTAGTTTACAGAGTAATTCCAAATCTTGATCTGCAAGGTATACTTCATGTTCATGTGCAGGAAGTATCCACCTACTGTCCGGCTCGTCTAGTTTATAGTGTCGGACGATAACTATACAACCTTTTTCATCCAGCTCTCTGTGCATTGCTTCCTGCAATTTTTTTCTAAACCATTCAGTATGTGGACGATTCCTTTTTTCATATGGATTCGTATAGTCATCATCTGCAAGCCTTTTACATAAATTCTTACAAATCATTGTGGTATGGGCATTTCTGTCGGAACTGACCAGATGTCCATACTTTCGGAATAATTTTTCCATTCGGGAGAATTTGTACTCCAACATGGTGAACAAGTAAGCGTGGTCAAAGTCTCTATCCCTCCAGATGATAGGAAACCAGACAATCAGATTTCTTATACCGTATTTTGTTCGGTAGTACAAGGTACTTGGTGTGAGATTCCGATAGTAGAATCCTCGAAGGGAAAAGTAAATATTCTTTACCTTATTGATCATTTATCTTCTCCGATTGATTTTTCCTTCTTTAATCATTTCGAGAATCCTCTTATTAAAGGTGACTCTTGAAATTTTCCCTTCCGCTAACTGCCAACGCAGTTCTTCTTCTTCCCTGCTGATTAGTCTAGGTCTTCTTTTGCTACCTTTTCCTGCCATAGTATTATACTCCTTTTATCTAATTGCTGATCTTTTCCTTTCCGGTTAAAATCCAGTAGCACACAATAGTATCAACTGTTCTTGAATCCTCAACTCGATTAACACAGGATAGAATACTTCTGACTTCTGTGTGGAATTCCTGAGATATTTTAGCTCTTAATAGTCCCAACAATCTCCCTTGGGTCTCGGACCAGAATTCTTCTCTTAATGAATCTGGACGAGTTAATAAGCATTTTCTGTACCATTTTGTTACCTCTATCCATTTTTCCTTTTCATTTTTATGATATAGTTTGGTGCTTCCTTCTGTTTCTTCTTCGCAACACAAAGAAGCTCCAATTTGTTGGAATAAATCTAATAGTGTTTTCGTCCGTATGTATTCTACTCCCATACCTTCTGGCCCCCTATCTGGGCTTCTCTTCCCAAATTTCTTTTCCAAAGTGGTCCCAAGGCAACCGAAAATCGTCCTCTTTACTTTCTTCAAGAGTATAAGTTGAATAAAACTGGATTACAGCATCATCTGTTAGGGTTTTAAATCCATTGTAATACCCCGCGGATATATGAAGTAGGGAAGGTTTGAAAGAGGATAGGACAAAAGATGTCATGCATTTTTCATTATCCTTTTTCCACGCCAATAGCTTATTATGGTGTTCCGCAAGTCCTTCCTGGTGGGAATATGTTGGAGAATCCAGAACCATATCAAATGAAATTATTTTTACCTCAACTATTCCTCGGGGAACCCAAACATACTTTTCCTCTTTTTTATGCCCATGGAAAGCCCGAATCATTCCAGCTCTTAGATTTTCTACCTGATACATCCGCCGTATGTCGGGCGGGAAATCATTAATGAATCTGATAACCCCACGATCGTCTACAAATAAACCACCCTCTTGGTTTTTCTTTTTAATTTCCATTTTCTTCTCCTAATGAATACAAGGTCCGGAAACCCATCTTCCCTTCTTGTCTCTTGGCCAATTTTTAGAGTCTTCCGACAAATATTGTTTATCCTTTTCTGTTAATTTTGGGAATCGAGTAGGTAGTTCTTTAATCTCCTCTAAAGGAGCTAATTTCATATCTCCTTCATGCACTTCAACTGCTTTGTTCATCAGACCGAATCTAACGAGCCAAAATATATGAGTTTTCTTGGGAACAAAATAAGGAGGATCCTCATAATTGAAATAAACACTCCCAATATGGCCATCATACCGAGTACACAAACCCACAACTTGTCCCAATCTATTTTCAACTAATGGAAGAATTTTCCAGTTTACTTTATTTCCTTGTCTATCCCGAACTCTTATTTTTGAAACAATAACATAGTCACCAATAGTGTATTTCTTATTCATCGTAGTCTCCCCAACCTAATTTGACTTTTTCAAGTTGTTCCCTCGAATTACCTTTCTGTTTGTGAGTGGGAACCCCACGCTCTTGTTCTCTCGTTTTACGAGCCCCTTCTCAGCCTTTGGGACGTTCGAGTCGCCCACCTAACTAACAATTAGTTCTTCACTAATTCGGCGTGTTTACGCCGTAGGGTAGTAGGCTATTTTTAATTGTCTGAGAGCTTTCCTTAGTTATTATACTATTTGTAATTAACTTGTCTACATTTAAAAAACGGGGTCTTCATCCTGTGAGAATATTTGTTCTTCAATTAATGACCAAATCTTATCCGTCCCTAAACTATCAGGATCCTCCTCAAAGTCCATGCGTATTACGGATACATGATCAACAAAGGGCTCAAAGAAACCAGACTCATCTCGAGCGTGCCAGTAAGCATCTCCATCTAAACAGAAAATCAGATTCTTTGGTTGTTTCCGGAGGATTAAACTCTTTTGGAAGTCCGTCAAATATGAACCTAACATAGCCATTACATTATCTTGGATTCTCCAGGCGTCCAGTATTCCTTCAGTAATTATAATCGTATTTCCTTCCACATCATCATATCCATAAAGGTACTTGATGATATCTCCAGGCATATCATACTTTAGTTTTGCGGTTCCGGTTAGGTCTGCAGCAACAAAGGAAACTTGTTCTCCCTCAAAGTAAATGGGTATAATCATTCGATTCATATAATGTCCGACTCTACATATTCCACAACCCTTCTTAATTACCTGATCAATTGATATTTTTCTTCTCTTTAGATATTTAAACAGCAGAGCAAATTTAATCCTTTCATCAATTTTTTCAAAGTATTCCGGAAGAGGAGTAATCGATTCCTTAGGGGGTTTTTCCTCTATTGTATCTTCAGATAATCCTAAAAGGATCTTTTCCTCTTCAATTTCTGCCTGACACTCTGAGTCCGTCATTTTTGTTAAAATCTTTAGGAGGAAGGAGAAGTGGCCCTTTCGACCACATTTCCAACAATTAAAGAAGAGGGAGTCCGTAAAAATACCCATGTGGTTACTATGGTCTCCACAGGAGTAGAAAGGGCATTGAATATTGATAGAGTCCTCAGAAACATTTTTTCCTTCGGACCAGTAGGATATGTTGTATCGATCTAGGATGTTAGTTATCAACCTCTCATAGTTCATTTTAAATAAAGTCCTACCTTTCCATCGAATTCTTTGATATAGATCTCAGAACAAGCCAAAGAGAACACATCTAAATTTCTGTCGTACGGAATTACAAATTGCTTAATTTGAACCATATCATTCGGAACTACTTCTTCACTAATTCTAATAGGAATAGCACAAGCATACTCTACTGTATACCCATGAACTAAATCATAGGAATTCACTTCCTTTTTCCGATAAAATTGTCCATTAATACGAATTTCTTTTTTCATTATAAGTCCATAAACTCCTGTCTCATCATTTTATCCGTTCTCATTTTACCCAGAAGGCAGCTAGTAACCATTTTACTTCCTACCTTTTTAACACCTCTATCGCACATGCAGGAATGGGAAGCTTCAAGAACAACTCCTACCCCCAAAGGATCTAAATACTTCATAATAGTTTCTGCAACCTGATTTGTGAGTCTTTCTTGGACTTGAAGTCTGCAAGCAAAAACATCTAGAACTCGTCCAAGTTTTGAAAGTCCAACAACCTTTTTATTCGGGACATATCCAATCTTGCCAATTCCAGAGAATTTTACTATATGATGCGAACAATGAGAAGTAAAAGGAATGTCTTTTACCACAACCATCTCATCACAGTCTTCAGCAAAATCAACCGATAAAATATTTTGTATGTCCTCTTCAGTAAAAAAATAACCTTTACCAAATTCTTGGGTCCAAGCTTTGACAACTCTTTCTGGGGTTCGAAGGAGATGTTGATCATTTAAATCTAATCCCATTCCTTCTAGAAAAAGCTCAATTCCCTTTTTCATTTGATCTTTATTCATCATTTACTCCTCTTTTTCCTTTTCTAAGTTCTTTCAACCACTCTTCCTCATTAGAAAAACATATTCTTTCTCTCCCATCATATTGATTAAGAAGTTTTGCGTAATGGGATTGTAATTTGACAGATTTATCTAAAGCCTCTTTTACTTCCAACATCTCTAAAACCAGATTGGACACGGCCTTATGCCCTTGTTCTATCTTCAACCAAGGCTCCCCATGACGATCGACTCGGACTCTCCAATCTCCTTCTTCAAGGATAAAAGTGTATTTACCCCCAGAACAAGACACAATCGTATTGTCAGTTCCCATCATCTTTTCTTCCTTCTCCTCTGGCAGCTCCTCAGAAACCTCTTCCTCCTTTAAATTTCCCGAGAAATAATCATAGATCTTTTTCATCTCCTCTCCGGGAATGAATAACTTATCCCACTGGTTGGGGGTTCCTGCACAAGCTAACCAACCATTCCGGTCTGCCAGAGTAGCAGGTATAAGATCAAACCTCATACTCTCGAACCCAGTAACTCCCCCTTCTTCAATGCTGATCCAATGAGAATTTAGGTAGTCATTGTACTTTTTGACAACTACCAACTCCACATCAATCACTACATTGGTGAGACAGTTGGTCCTTTGGGCCTTTACTTTTATCATATCTTTCATAATTGTTCCTTGATTATTATACTGTTCACAGATCTATTCGATACATCTTTTTCCAGGTTTCAAATTCCTCTCTTTCCTTATCATCTTTACAACCTAAATAGTAATGCTTGGTGAACTGACCACAAGAACTACCAATGTTTGAACCCGGAGGAGAATAGGCAGATACTTTGGCTTCATACTCCTTCTTTAGTTCTTTGATCCACAATTCCTCTTTAGGACTTCTTTTTAAATTACCGATTGGGTTAAATTTTAAAAATTTTAATGGGATGTGGAACTTTTGCCCCAACTCTTTCAGTAGAAAATATTCATCTTCTGAATCATTTATCCCATCAATTAGAGTGTAGTGAATCTCTGAACAAAGTTCTCGAAAGCAATCCCCATCATGGAAAATTGAAAGATTCTTTTTAACCTCATTAGAGCACAAAGTTGCGTAATCATATAATCGTAGCAGTGCAGGATCTATTTTTATCCATGATTTTGGAAGAAGGTTTCTTCGGGAACTTAAATCAGGAGAATGCAAAGAAAAATGTATTTTAGTTGGAACTTTTTCTTGTAAAATTGTATGTATCGCCGCACCCAGGATTCTTTGTTCTGGTACTATAGTGGAGAGGGCAATGGAAAACATTTTCTTCTTTTCATCATCATTAAGCATTTTATAAATGCCTAAAATAAGATGTGGATTGAAAAGAGGTTCTCCAACTCCCATGAAGGAAAGGAGACATTTTTCGTTTGTAAGATATCGAGAATTGATCCATTGAATTATGGGATATAGATCCAAGACACTTATCGATCCCATATTATTTATTCTATCGTTTGATTGGGTTAGATGACAAAATTTACATCCTAGTGTACAATAGTAGTGGGTGGGGAGACATAGAACGTCTATCCCAAGTTTATTTTTTATCCAGGCAACTTCAATAATCCCTTTGTCCTCTACTTCAAAAACAAATTTTTCGGTTCCATCTTCATCTTGGAATCTTCCTAAACATGTAATGGGTTCATTGATTTTCATTTTTCTACTCCCCCATACTCTTGAATATAGGCCATAACTTCTGTCACGAAGTCAAACCTCTCAGATCGGTTCTTTAAAGTTCTAGGTTCCACCGAGCTCTTCATAATCAAATCCACAACCAGACAGGTATTTTTTTGTCCTTTTCGATGGATTCGTCCCGTAGTTTGCTTCCGGGACAATGGAGAAGGAGTCGGACTAAAATTAAGTATAGTGCTTGATGCGGTTCCATCCCATCCTTCCGCCCCGGCCCCCCGTTGGACTAAGATACATTTTACTTTCTCTTCTTGAGTAAATCTTTTTACGCTTTCGGTTCGTTCCTTTAAATCTTGCCCTCCATAGATTCTTGAATACAAATATTTTTCTTTTTCCAAGGCCCTTTGGATCATATTAACTTCCTCCTTGAAGTAATAGAATATTATAACTTTCCCCGAAATATCCTCCAGGAAGTCTATTAAGGATTCTATCTTTGGGTTTTGTTTTAGGTAATATGTTTGAGTCGGTCCATCCTCTGTCTTGTAATATAGAAAGCCTAAAGGTAGTTGCCTAAGAAGTCGGGACTTAAGTTTTTTAAACTTATCTTCATCCTCATTCAATTCTGTAGGTTCCAATTTTACAATGGTTCCGTTTAGGGTAATAGATGGTTGAGTTATTATCGCGTCTTGTAGTTTCAGATACCCTTTTGATGGATTTACCTCCCGGACTATTTCCTGAATCTCTGGAAGATCAAAGCATTCTTCTCTGTCGAAGCTGATGGATGTTTTTGAAATTTGTTCCAGGATTTTTTCTTTGGCTCCCTTTTTAAGTTTCCAGTCAAATACCACGGGGTAAAAATACCTATTCCTATAAGCAAAGAAACTGGTCCCCAGGGTTCTTCCGAGATCAATCACTCTATAGATATTAAAGGCTTCGAGAAGAGAATTGTCAATTGGTGTTCCGGTAAGTCCTATTACATTCTTTGATAGCTTGGATAACTGATGACAGATAATACTTTGAAGGGATTTGTAACTTTTGCATTTATGAATCTCATCCAGTATTATACAATCAAATTTGTGGATGAAGGAGGAGTAATTGATCTTCCAACCTTTTCCTTTCATCAATTTACAATATACTGTTTTTAATCCTTCATAATTGATTATAAAAATATCCCTTTTCTTTTTTAATAGAGACCGACGATGTTTTCCTGATCCTAAAAGGAATTCATGAGAGTAGTCAGTATACTTGGAGATATCCCTTTCCCAGGCACTAAAAGCAGAGGAGGGACAAACTACCAGAATTTTCTTATTTTCCCACAGTTGAGTTGTCCAGAGAGCCGTGAGGGTTTTCCCTGTACCAACACCATGCAAAAATGCACAACGGGAGGAGGCCGCTGCGAAGGCCATGGAAATAAGTTGATGTCTCATCGGGGATAGTTTAAATGGGAAATCCCCAAAGATATCATCTAACTCTTCCTTTATCAGTTTTTTATAGTCGAAGGTTCTCATTATCTTTTACTACAAATAGAATTTGTGGACGAAGGAGGAGAATTTGGTCTTCCAACCTTTTCCTTTCATCAATTTACAATATTCGGATCTTTTCTTTTCAACAGGCTCCGAATGTTATTCTATTCCTGTAAGGAACCGATTCAAGATATTCAAAGACGCGTTGTAATCTGCATCCGATGTGTATCCACACTCCATACACTTAAATACCTCACCTTTACGATTCTCTTTATGGATACTTCCGCAACGATTACATTTCTGACTCGTATAGGCTGGATTTACTTTATGACATTGGACGCCAACTACCTCACAAGCTTGTTCCAGTCTTCTTAGGAAGTACGGGTAAGTCCATCTCTGTAATTTGTTCATCACCTTCCTGGCCACTTTTTCTTTAGTCCTTTTCTTTATGCCCTTCAGATTTTCAACCACTATCCCCTTTAGATCTGAAAGCTTAATCTTTTTAACTTCCCTATTGATATATTCATCTCGCTCTTTTAGAGCACGATAGAAAGCCTTACTTCCTTGCTTCTTCCTTGATATCTTTTCAATCTTTTGTACAAGTTCCTCCCCAACCATCTGTCCTGTGGACAATACGGCCAACTTCTTGTATCCACAATCTAGGCCGATCATCTCTCCTTCCTCTTTTGGTTCCGGAGCAGCCTTCTCAAAGAAGAGGTCTCCAAATAGGTCAGACCCCTTTCTCCTAATTCTAATGGACTTCTTTAATTTCCAATCTTCTTGAATAAACTTATTGAAATGCTTGTGCTTTTTGGTTGGAATTTTTACAAAACACTGCTTCCCAGATCTCCTACCCATTCCTTTAATAGTAATCCATAGATCAAAAGAGTTCTTTCCTTCTTGAATCACAACGAATCGTTGATCAAGTTCAAAACTTTTTCCACTAAAAGTGGGTTTCGTTTTCTTCTTTCTCTGCCTTTGAGATTTTACTATATGGAGAGCAGAGCATGCTGCTCCCTGTCTTGCGGTAAATGATAGGGGCGAATCCACCTGATCCAGGACCTCTCGTTCCACGAACGAACCGGTAAATCTTTTTATTTCCCATAGAGTATCTATATATTGATTAACTGCTTCAGTGTATCTATCTAGGAAATCAAGAACCTTGTTCTTCTTTCCTATATTACAATAATTTAGATTTATTGTAGATTTTCTGATCATTCTTCTTCCTATAATTTTTTAAAGCGCAGTAAGTGCTCATTATCCTTTTCTAAGAATCGAATCTCATTAAATCCTTCTTTAATGGTAGGAGTATCATATTGTTCGTTAAATTTATCCCAGACTCTCTCCCAAATCTTTCTGTCTCGGATATCATGTGGAATTTTCATTCTCCTATCCACAGAGGTCTTTTTTAAGAGACGTGGCATAATCAAAGCAATATTATAATACTGATACTTCTTTCCTAAATCAATAAAATCCTTTCTAAGATCAACGGATATATTTGTTTCATCCAGAACAATATCAATACCAGTTCTCATAAAACCATTTAGTAAGTCCAAAGTACCTTGAATGACAAGTGGCTCCAACTCTGGATCAAAATTATACTTACCTGCTCCAAACATATATCGGAGGGAGTCTCTACTGACATAAATGATTTTCTTCCCCTTCTTTCTTTTTTCTTCAATGAAATTTTGAGCAAAGGTGGATTTACCAGACCCAATATTCCCAACTAAAATATACAGTTTATTCATTTTATCTTCCTTTAAACACACCAAGTATTGGATATTTTCCCATTGGGAAATAAGGTCAGTTTTTCTCCTAACTTATATCTAAGTTTAGAATCTTCTAAAAGTATTCTTATCCTCTTTCCTTGTTTGTTTTGTTCATTTGAATAATCCACCATTTTATTCAATTCATTATGATCAGGAATCAGAGATGTATCAACCACATCTGAATGGTGGTCCCGGATAGGCCATGCTGAAATATTAGATACTCCCAGCTGGAAAAGAAATTCTACAACTTCTTTGAATCTACTAAATGTTGAAATATTCAATCGACCCAAAATTAAATTGGCCCGAGAATTCAATTCCGTCTGGTGTATTCTACTGAAAACCTCTTTAAGTGGTGGGTAAGAAGGCACATTAAAAATTTTAGCGTTTTCCTTTTCATTAGTGTGATGAACAGTAACATATACGGTGGACAGACCTCGGGATTTCCAAAGAGTCAAGTACTTCTCACAAAAGGGAAGATCTTGCCCTATCCTAATACCATTAGAATAAAGATTAATCGATTGAAATTTATAACCGATTTCAGATAAATAAAATAGTAGATTCATAAGTTTGGTTAAGGAAACCGGAGATAGGGTGGGTTCCCCACTACCACTAATTGTCAAATTTCTTGCTCCTTTATTATGGCAAGAAATTACCAACTTCTTAATTAAATCAAGATCAATTTCTCCATCTTTTATTGGAGAATATTTTCTCAAGGGCATTCCCGCACAATGGGAACAAGTAGCATTGCAGATTCCCATACCCACAAAGATGGAAAGACTCTTTACCCGATCGGATATTTTTACTTCATACATAGGGCCCCCTCCCTTATCCAGGAGTAGGCTACCGTCCCATCCTGAAATACCACTAATTGTCTAACAAAATCCTTTCTCCTATTATGTTTTGTTACGTAGTCTGTGTATCTTAAGATCGCCCCATTGTAGTCAAATACACCACCTCCCCAAGCGTGACCATGACACATTTTTGCATTTTTTCTCAACCACCTTCGTATGGAAAATAGTCCCCATCGAGAAGGAGTAAATTCATTTCTTGAGTTATCCGGATTCCCCACAGGCCAGGAGGTTATATTGTTAAATCCCTTTTCAAGTAATCTACTTACAGCTACTGCATAGGTATATGAAGAATCTACTATTCCTTTATGAAGAAGTAGAGTAAGTCGGACACCAACTCCATGTTTTTCAATATTGCGTTTTATATCCACAAGATTAGGATAAGAGTCTATATTGTATGCTTCTGCTTGTCCAGTTTCCTCTACATCATGAATTGATATAGCGACATTAGTTAAACCAAGTTTTCTCCATAAAGGAAGATACGTATTACAGTATTCCCCATCACCAAACAATATTCCATTGGTAAATAGGTTTACATTTGGAAAATAGGCTCCTTGCTTAGCACAAGCAGAATAATGCTCCAATGCTTCAGTTACACACTCCGGTTCAACCGATGGTTCTCCACTTCCTGTCAAAGATAATGACCATCCCCCATATCTTGCTGACAATCTTAACGCAGTATCAAAATTTCTAAAATATAAATCCTTGGATACTACACCAACCTCTTTGCGTAGATCAGTTGCTGCACAAAATTTGCATTTTCCATTACATTTTCCAGTTCCTATAAGTGCGGAAACACTATAAATCTTTTCGATACATCCCATTTTACTTCCCCCCCACTATTTTATGAATTTCCTTACATTGGACAATCAGATCTTCCAACCATTCAATAGGCATAATGGTGGCAGTATCTGATTTAGATTTTTCAATATGGGTATGAACCTCAGTAAATATCCCATTAGCTCCTGCGGCAACTGCTGCTTTAGCTAAGATCGGAGCGTATGCTCTTTCTCCACCACTTTGTGCCCCCAAAGCACCAGGTCTTTGCACACTATGAGTAGCATCAAAAACAACCGACCATCCATGTCTTTGAATACGAGAAATTGATGTCATGTCATTAATCAGTTGGTTATATCCAAAACAGGTTCCCCTTTCGGTTATGAGAATCTTTTTGTTTCCAACATATTTAATCTTTTCAACAACATTCTTCATATCCCAAGGAGAAAGAAATTGTCCTTTCTTTATATTAATAGGTTTTCCGGTTTTTGCACATGCTACAATTAAATCTGTCTGCCTACAAAGAAAGGCAGGAATCTGTAAACAATCAACAATCTGGGAAACCGGACCTACCTGGTCTACTTCATGAACATCTGTCAGTATGGGTAGTTTGGTTTCCTCCTTCACTTTTTGGAGTACTTTTATCCCCTCTGCCTTTCCTATCCCTCGGAAACCATATATGCTTGATCTGTTAGCTTTATCGAAGCTGGCCTTGAATATAATCTTGACTTTAGTTCTTTTGGATATTTCAACTAATCTTCTTGCAATGTCCAAACAGATCTTCTTACTTTCAATAACACAAGGTCCAGCTATGATGAAGAATGGGGAATCTAAACCAATTGGTATATTTCCAATTTTAAACGCTATAAGTTATCCTCCACATCTCCTTCTTCTTTTTCATATTTCTTATCCTGATCCATTAGGAACTCTTCGCTTTTATGCTTCAAACAGGACCAATTTCCGTCCTTATCTTGAAACCAGACAACTACTCCTTCCCTTAAAGTTCCGGCATCTAGAGAAGATTTACCTTTATAATATTTCAGAACCTCACTTGTTCCAATTCCATAATCCGGATGGTTTCTTTCCAATGGATCTAAGGGGGCCCAAAAACTGTTTCCAAAAACTTTAGGTTTTTCTAATCCCAATTCCTCTGCCCGTTTATAAACCTGCTTTCGGTTTAAATCAATGGAGAAACCATCTTCATTTACAAAACAGACTCGGTAAAGCATACATTTAAATTCACCAGGTCTGCAATCATAAGGGAATCCATTTTGAATCATTGAACCATTTATGTCGTATCCATAAATTTCATAATAGATGGTCTCCCCTTTCCTTAGATGGGGAGCAACCTTTTTTTCAATCTCTTCCCGCACTTTCGGAATATGGAAATTGATATTGTCAACTCTTCTGGTTCCACTAATTACTTTCCATTCCTGTTTAGGTTTCCAAAACTTCCACCAAGGTCGATTGGTGGAACAAAGGACTCTCCCGGTTCTACCAGAAGTTCCATGAATTTTTTCCTCAATATAGCAAGTAGCCCCCTCAGGAATACTTTTCAATTCCCTCATTAGCTGCTTAGTGTCCCAGTGTCGATGAAACATTGCAGACTTGATCCGAGTTATTTTATTTCTTGGGGTATATCCTCCACGACCAACTGGTGCAACATACTTGGAACAAATTTCAATTCCATTGATATGGGTAAACTCAGTTCCTTCCTCAAATAGATTTTCTCCCACTCCTGGAATATTTGTTAGGATCCAAAGATCTGCAACAAATCCATTGCTCACCTCTCCTCTAAATTTTTGAGATCGGACTCTACCATTCTTCCCGAAGTATCCTTTCATTGTGTTGTCAGAATTCATTTCCTTCCTTGAGTAGAGATTGTTGTGGTGGAGATATTTATGGGACAATCGAAGATTGCTGTCGAAGTAAACCACCAAATCATCCTCTTTCGAATCCAGTCCGACTACGACTTGGGTTCCTAAAACGGTTGCTAATTTTAATCGATCAGCATTAGGATGAGATCGAACATTCTTAAGACGGGTAACAATCGCATTATTTGTTTCGGACTTTGTTAGATCCACTCTTCTTCTCCCGTATATCTAATTCATCTTGTCTAATATCCTTACAGGTATCCAAACAACGATTATAGTCTTTTTCATATTGATCTGCTATCCATTTTACTGTCTCGGCCCGGATCTTGTTCTTTTTTATCTCCACAGCAAAAATTTTTGCCAGTCTGTATCTAACATTTCCTGGATCTATTAGAGGGGTTGATTTATCTTCCTCGGGATTTTTTCTTCGGTAATTTCTAATTGCACTTATTGAAGTGATGATTCCCATGCAACATAAGAAGTACATCTGATTATGTAGTTGAGTGATGATAAAAAAGATTGATCCGGATAGGTACACCAGCCACCAGTTCCGATGTTTAGTAGCGTTAAAGATACCTAAAGTAATAAGTATACTGGATAATATATCAAAAATCCTAATCCACATTCAGATCTCCTTTAGGTCAATAAAGAGTCGAAGCCTAATTCCTCGAAGATTGGATCTAATTTGTCCCATTTTAAGGGTTTCCTTTTCATACCATCAAAATCGATCTTCATATCGATATCATCTTTTAGGGTGGCCAAAGAACGGCTGAGAACAAAGTCATCATACCCTTTTAGGATTTTCAGTTCGGCGTTACTGAGATTCTTTTGCTCACATAAATTTTCAAATATCTTATCCCCAGTTTTATGTTTGTTCAAAAATTTGACCGCAGTTTTTGGCCCCACTCCTTTTATGCCTGGTATATTATCAGAACTGTCACCAATCAACCCTAAGTAATCCACAAACTGGGACGCCTCAATATTATACTTCTTTTTTACTTCTTCTACATACATTCTGGTATTCTTGTATGGATCCAAAATATTGATTCTGTTTCCCTCGTCAGTTAATTGAAGTAAGTCTTTATCCTTGGTACAAATCGTAATCAGAAAAGAGGGATCAGCTCTTTTCACAATTGTTGCTATCACATCATCGGCTTCAAATCCTGGAGCATAGTAGATGGGGAATCCCATAGCTTCCAAAATTTGTTTCATCCGATCTACTTGAACAAAGAGATCCTGGGGCTTCTCCTTCTTTCGGTTATTCTTATACTCTGGATACATTTTCTTTCGGAAGGTTTTATCCGGACCATCAACCGCACAACAGATCATGTCTGGAAGATATGTGTCTAAAATTCTAAGTATGGTCTTTGTAAAGATAAAAGTGCCATATGTTGGTTCCCCAGAAGGGGAAGTCAATCCGGTATATCCCCCAGCAAAGAAGGAAGTGTACATCAGAGAATAGCTGTCAAGAATATATAAGTCCATCATTCGCACCTGAGAAAATCTCGAACTTCCATCAAAATTATCCCTAAAACATTCTGTCCTTCAATCTTCTTGCACTTTGGGCAGTAACAGTTGCCCCAGAAATTGTCATGCCAGTAGTTTCCTTCTTCAAGGTACTCATACTGTAATTCTAGTAGTTTCTCTGTTAAATCCCTGTTCTGGGTAAATTTGAGAAGAACCAGGTCGGTCATTACATCAACTTTAATCTCTTCCCAGTCTTTTCGAAGATCTAATCTTCTCCCAACTGCCTTCGCGTCCTTTGGAAAAGGAAGATTCCGAATGTATTCATCAAAGGAAAGATCTTTGGCCTTTGTCGCTTGAAAAGCATGCTCTACCGTTGGCCAGAAAGTTCCTCGATACAATATTCTGGAAGGATAAAAGTTACTAAGAAATTTCAATTCGTCTTTGAAAATCATTAGTCTTTCCTCCTAAGGAGATCCCAAAGGACCCAAATGTATGGAAAGATTGAAATAATAAAGACAAAACAAAGATAAACCCTTTCAGGAGTTGAAATATATTCACCCGGACATCTTAAAACAAAAACCGTAATTAGACAAAGAAATCCCAATGATATAATAGAGGCCCCAAATGCTAAGATATCAATCAAAAGTTCTAATATTGTAAGAAAAATGGGATATTTTATTTTCATTTTTACTTCTCCTATTTCTACAAATCCTTGCCTAAGCATCCTAATTTGTAAATCTTTTCGGTCAAGTACCAATCGAACCAATTCTGCTGGTGGAGTACCTAAAGGACCATGTTTTTCAATCATAATATCAGAAAGCTCAAGTTCATTTATAACATCTTCGAGCATATTTTTAAGCTGTTCTTTGTTCCAGCAACTCATCTCTATCCCCAATTTTCTCTTCTCAAAGGCCAACAATCCATGATCAATTGGCCTACATTCAAGTTATAGTTAAAGGAACAACCAAAGAATTCGCCGCCTCGGTGCCTATTCGCCAATACCCAAGCCTGCATTACATTACTCTGATGCTGCTTCTTACTTTGAGATATAGCCAGCATTAAATCAACATTCCCCACTTTCCGGATATCCTCCGCCGTGTCACTCTGGTCCATAACCGCTTTGGATAGAGCCTGGCGGTTGACCTGGCTTGCGGTAACCATAAGAAGCTTTCTCTCGTCGGCAATCGCTTTGGACTCGATATACATATCATTGATTGCATCATTTCTTTTTTCTCCTGGGGGGATGTGCATCTTCTCAATATAGTCGTTAATGACCACATCTGGAAGGAACCCTTTGTAGGTTTCCAACCAATCTAAGTATCTGTTGATCTCACCCATGGAACAACGGCCCATATCATACTTCTTAATCTTTAGTTGTCCACCCATTCGAGCCAAAGCATTTCTACTTTCAACTACTTTCTTTAGATTGTAAATAGTATCTACTTCCTCTTCCCAGGTTTCAATTCTGGACCCTTCCTGATCATAATTTTCAAAGGCGATCCTTTCTATCCCATCCCGATCAGTTAGCTCCCCAATGTTCATATAGTATCTTGCGGCAGTATCCTCTTCCGATAACTCATGGGTAATATGCAGGACTTTAAGTCCATGCTCTAAGGCCACGACCCCCATATTAATACATCCCCAGGATTTCTTTCCTTTAAATCCTCCGACAATACAAACAAAATCGGTTCTCCGAAGTCCTCGAGTTAATCTATCATCGATGAGGGGTATGCCAATGGGCATGAGATATTCGTTCTTCTTCTCCGGGAGTAGATGAACAGGATAGTCCTTTAGGAGATCAAAACCATCGTCTTCCCCTTGAATCCCAACTCTTAAGGCCTTCTGCATTATTTGTCGGGCTTTTTCAAAATCCCCATTCTTGGCCGTGTCAATGAAACGAACAGCAGCATTTTCAAACTCTACTGCCTGGATAAACTTGTGAATCCTGGAAAGGATGTAGTCCTTGTTCGGGGGATCCATCTCCTGTATCTTTGTAAGATAGGTGATATAGAATTCCTTTTCCTCCTTGTCCCGACCATCCAGAAATTTGGTTAATTCGTCGTGAAGATGATCCTCAGGGGCTTGTCCGACTACATCAAAGAAGTTGTAGCACAGGCGGATGGAGTTCCGGACAATCTCAGACTTCTTAAAGGCTCGCTCCGAAACAACTCCCCGGACAGTCTTTAGAAACTTACTGTCCGTGATGCACAGGAAGACAAAGGAATCGATAATGCGTTGTGATACGACGGAGTCTTTCATTTTGTCCCGATCTATATTTCACTAAGTTTCAAGTCCAATTTATTATACTTTATCAAGGGAACTTCTGTTTCAGAATATTCTTGATATTGTTGTTCAATTTTCTTTTGTAGATCCTTAGCCCTCCTTTTCCGTTCTTTAACCATTTGTTGAAGTTCTTCTCTGTTTAGTACTTTTTCTCCATTAGTTCCTTCCCGACGAACCCAGGAGTCAGGAGTCTTCTCCAAATAGTCTGGGAGCCATTTATTCCAGAGAATTGAGGAAACAAAAATATTTTCCTTTATAACTTTCCCCTCATTCTGGTGAAAGAGCAAGCATTCGAATACGCAGTTCAACTTTGCCTGCTCACTTAAGTCCAATCCCCAATTGAAATTCATAAAGTATTCTGCACCTTTTAGGAAGAATCCTGCTGCTTGATTAGTATAAGCATATTCTTTGAGATTTATTTCTCTAAGCTGTAAGAATCCCTTTTTTATTCTTTTTGCCAAGTCTTGATATCTAAGATCTTTTTTCATTTTACTTCTCTTCCTAAATTAAATCTCGTAAGTCCACATCTTTCTCCTGCCTTTGTTTTTCCGCAACCAGTCGGTCCCAGTATTTTTGAAGATCTTTTACACAAACAATCTTTCCAGAAAACCAGGAATCTTCCCTACAGAAATCAATAACTTCTTCAATTGTTTCAAAGGAAGTGCCTCTTTCCAGAAGCTCGTGGGCATCCTTTGCCCAAGATTGTAGTAGTATTCTATTACTCCTCTCATGTTTATGAGCCTCCTGAAATTGAGGAATATTGTTACATAAGGAATCAAAAAGTTTCTTTGCGAGTAGATATTCTTGAGAATCCTTTTCGTAGGAATCAACCTCAATTTTGATGTCATCCTCCCACCGTCTTTTTTCAATCCATCTATGGGGATGAGGAATATATTTCATTTTCTTTGTTTCTACTTCTTGTCTCCAAGAAGGGGTACGAAGATAGAGTTTGAGTCCCAACATTATTTTTTCATATTCTTCATCATTTGGGTTAAGTGTACAGAACTTTGTAAGGGCTACTTTCTTTTCCACCTTTTTAGGATACAAATCCCAAAAGGAATTAAATAATTTTTCCAGTCGTTCCTTTTCTTCTTTTGTTAGTTTTTGTTTCTTTTCTTCTTGTTCGATTGTAATTGGAACATTCCCATATAATTCTGGATTTTCTTCTTGATAATTTACTAATGTATCCCTTCTGAGGTAGTGATTAATCTTTACATACGCTTTTGATTGAGAACCCGCTGCCGGTACATCCTCAATAAGTTCTAGTTGACGAAGAATCATTTTTGCTTTCCTAACTCTGTTTAAGGTTATGGATAGACCTTCCGCAATAAACCCAACAGTAGCATGTGCTTGATTTGTTTTTTGCCAATCGGAGGTGTAAAGAATAAACATATACACGGATAATATGTCCGAAATATTTTTTACTTTATAGTCCCGCAAAGAAAGAATTTTATCAAAAGTACTCTTATGTGTGGCAATTAGATTCTGGGTAGGACTACTCATTATCTTCTACTCCTGGAAAAGTTAAAAAGCGAAAACATTATATCATCGCATTTCAAATTATTAGTCTATAAGCATTTATATTATTAGTCTATAAGCATTTATATGTTATTTCTTTGCCATCTTATTTTCCTACCATCAAAAATATGGCAGATCAAAACAGTCCAACACCTACACGGTCTTTATCTTTTTAATCTCTTCAATATCCTCTTCAGAGAGGTCAAACCACTCTCCTTGTACTCTTTTGTCCTTAAATTCCTCATGAAAGGAGCTTTCTAACAAAGTACAATATTGACTTTTATCGAAGGAAGAAGTATTGGTGTGGGTTCTGGATAATTACAACCATTTAATTTTTTTACTCTAACTTCGGGATCTTGGGAAGTTTCCCCGATTTTTACATACTTTCCTTTTTAGCAAAGTAGACATATCCTTTTTTCCTTTTAGTTATGGATATTTTTGGGGTTTTGTTTCTTGGTTGTGAATATCAATTTCTTTTTGAATTTTTAGAGTTATCTTATCGTTGTGTTCTTGAATTTCATCCGATCCGAAGCTTTTTAGTTCCTGTAAAGACTCTATAAGTAAATTAATTTCTTCTGGAGTTGGCCAATACCCATAGCAATTGCCTACCGATACTCGCCCATCCTCGTATAGTGTAAATGAATATGATTCATTTACCCCTCTGAAAGATTCAGCTATTTGCCCTCTGGATTTAATTCTATCCATTACTCATCTCCCCCTTCCTCAAGGACTTTCTCAATATACTCCTGAACCCATTGGAGGCCTACGGCCCCTGCTTTTAGGTTTCGAAGGATTATTTTAAGGTGTTCTGTTTCGGCATCCATTCTAAGTCTCCTCTTCTGGAATTTCTTCAAAATTATTTGTGTGTAGTCCCCAGATAATTCTTCCGTCTCTGGTTGCGATTGTACAGTGGCCTTCCATATTTGGAATTTCTCCCAGGAATATGAATGGGCCTCTTTCCACTCTCCAGTGATTGAGTTCAGGAGGAAAGCATCCCATATCTCCACAGTATCGAACAAGGGAGTATTGTCTTGGGGTTTTGAGGTTAGATAGATGTGTTTTATAATACATTTTAATTCTGCTTCTTCTCTTGTGTCGAATGGACCAAATTTGCACGTCCATGTTTCATCCCAGAAGAACCATTCTTGGTTATTGAGCATTGTCGAATTGGGTCTGGATTATACGTCATATCTATTTTCCTAGTATATTGATTTTATCTAACATCTTTCGGGTAAATTCTCTCTTTAAAAAGCCGACTCGGTATCTTTCGCCCTCTCAACCGATAGTTTACGTGAAAGTGTTGGACATCGGCTGCTCTACACCGCACTAACCCCCCAGGACTCGAACCTGAATTGTGGGATCAAAACCTCCTGTGCTATCCATTACACTAAGGGGTTATAATATTATACTGTTTTAGTCTCGTACTTCTCTTGCTTCTTCCTCTGCCGGATCATATTCAAGAACCTGTCCAGTTCTATACGTCCCTGCAGGCAGTACAATTGTTTTATGCTCTTGATGGGTTACTTCACTTCCTTGTGGAGCATTTAATTGTAAACTATTATCTCCGAATACTTCTTCAAAAACCACAACCTCTTTTCCTGCTGCTGCGTGATAGTGTCCTGTAACTTCTCCTTCTGCCAAATGATTGTTTTCTTTCTTCTTCATTTTTTACCCTTTCAATTAAGTTAAAATAGTTGGAAGCGGTTTTATTGAACATTTTTCTTTTGGCGCTATTACAACATCTCCTTGTTGAAACCAATCTTTCCCGTTTGTATCAATTGGATATTCTTTAAACCAATTTGGTTTTCTAAAGTGTAATGCTTTTTCAACCGTACTACACTCGGGGGGTAATCCTTCAAGATGATAGATCAGATTATTTTTGGTGGAAAGGGATGGATTAACCATTTTAAGTAAGGTCCACCCCTTTCCAATATTAAGATAAACTACTTCATAAAGATGTTTGAATATTTCTTTTCCATTGGAGATTAATAATTCCTTTTTATCCAGAACTTTCCCACCTAATTTATGGTGTAGTCTTTCATATCCTATCTTTCGGACAAATTCCCTACGTTGTTCAGCATTTTTTAATTCATTTATTTTTCCTGGATCTATTTTGGTGTCTCTCGTTTCTGCCAACCATTGGGGAACTCTTACCCCGTTTAAGGACCAAATAGACCAACCGTTCTGATATGTGATTGCAGGACGACCTTCTTTATGCAGCCCATTTTCTCCCAAATGTATTTCTTTTGGTTTTTGGCAAAGAACACAGAAGTTTTCAAAAGGGTAGATTAAGGATAATTTAGTTGTGTCCCTCCAGGTTTCCCATAGTTTCTTTGGAAAAGAAATACCCAAAATTATATTAAAGTAGTCATAGAAGGATAAAATTGGGCTGGAAAATTGACCATCCAAATAAGGCCAAGTAAAGTTAGGTACTTGACTCCATACTTGACCCCCTACTTGACTCTCTACTTGATCCCTTACTTGACTCCATACTTGATTCCATACTTGACTCCTTACTTGATCCACTACTTGACTCCATACTTGATTCCTTACTTGACTCTCTACTTGACTCTCTACTTGATTCCTTACTTGACTCCATACTTGACTCCATACTTGACTCCTTACTTGATTCCTTACTTGATTCCTTACTTGACTCTCTACTTGACCCCCTACTTGATCCACTACTTGATTCCTTACTTGATTCCTTACTTGATTCCTTACTTGACTCCCTACTTGACTCCCTACTTGACTCCCTACTTGATTCCATACTTGACTCCCTACTTGACCCCTTACTTGACTCTCTACTTGACTCCATACTTGACTCCATACTTGACTCCATACTTGACCCCCTACTTGATTCCTTACTTGATTCCATACTTGACTCTCTACTTGATTCCTTACTTGACTCCCTACTTGATTCCTTACTTGACCCCTTACTTGACTCTCTACTTGACTGTCTACTTGACTCCATACTTGATTCCTTACTTGATCTCCTAGAGAATACAAATAGATTATCCCATACCAAGTTGTGATAGGACAATTAAAGATAAATATTGGAACTCTTTTCTTTTTTAGAATATTGTCGTATAAACTATAAATAATAGGGGTTGCTTCACTTAGGGTGAAGGGAGCAGTATTCAACCCTATTTTAATCCATTTGTCCCGAATAATAGGAATTTCTTTTTCTTTTTGTTCTGTTGTTAGTTTTTTAATCATCAAATATCCACCTATCTATATTATACTTTTAACCAGGGTTTGATTTGGGATTTTCCGAACCTCCTCCATTCTCTCGGTAACGTTTGACTAATATACACGTTTCATCCTTACAGTTTTCCGGACCAACACAGTAAGAATACTTTCTTTTTGGTCCATCACACAGATAAACTTTCATTTTAAGCTCCTACTTCAATCTCTTTCGATTCAAAGATCTAAGTTTATTGTAAAACTTGATGGGTTCTTGAAAAGAATCATATTCTGTATATCTACAATCAAACTCTGGATCAACCAGAGCACCTGGACAATTAGAACACATCGATCCATTCTCCTCTTGATCATATTTACAAAAGAAACATCCACAACATATATCTGATTCGACATATCCTTCCTTATTAAACCAGATCGACTTTAATTCATTAATATCCCTACTATTCCCTTTTCTCACTTGATCTGAGATCCATCTCCACATCCTTAGACATTCCTTCCATACATCATCTAACTTAGTTGGCACTTCTATATATTTCATTTTAAGCTCCTACTAGAACCAGTTCATTGCATGATTGTCTTTTTCTTTTCTTCCTCTTTTTGTAATGGTTTATCTCTTCTTTGGTTTTATTTCCTTTTTTCTGATTACAGGGTTGGCACATAACTTGGTAATTGTCTTGATGATTTGGCCCCCTTTTTGATTTGGGAATAATATGATCTTTTGTCATTAAGGTGATTTCTTCCCCATCAATATGGTAGAGATTAAGATGGAAAAGAGGTTTCCCATTTTCGGTTTCTCTTTGATCGACACTTAGTACATTTCCGATTTTTCCACAAGAGACACAAATAAGGCTTCTCTCAAATAGTCGATATCTCTGAGAGGTGATTTTAATTGGAACCAATCCTTTTTCCGATCCAATGAAGATCCTCCTCTTATTCCTATTGTTCTTAGCTGTCCGAATATTCCAGAGAAAATGTTTTGGAACAAATCTTAGGATAGAGGTCAGTCCATTTTTCATTTGTATGTTACCAGTTTCATTAATTGGACTCATTTACGTTTCCTCTAAAACAGGTGAAGCAAAGGGGTTCGTCCTCATACCAGACAGTTTTTCCTGGCTCTAATTCCGTTTGACAGTTGGAACAATTCTCTCCCATAGAATGTAGTTTCTTTTCAACTTCTTCCAAGGTGGAGCACTTAAACCCCACTAAATTTTTGGAAGATAGATTGGAAAGTAAGAATCCCTCTTCTTGGATTTCAAGAACTACAAGTCCTTTTTCACTTGCTCTTTTTCTCAGATTGAATAGTTTCGTAATCTCCCTTTCGCATTAAACCCTATATTTAAAATATAGCCCACTTTTCCGGGAAGGCCAAATAAAATCTCCCAGGTCAGATTTGAATTGACAACTTCTCGGCCCCAAACCGAGCACTCTGCCAAGTTAAGCTACTGGGAGAAAGAAGAGAAAAGCATTGAACTCCTAAAATCCAATAGGATCAAATCTCCTTCAGCATTTTCTCTTTTGCTCATATTTCCAATATTTCCCTAATTTTCTTCCATTTCTCTCCCATTTGTGATATCCGAAGACAGCCTATTAAATCTGTTATCTGGTTTTGTCCTAACATTCCAGGGTCCGACCCATGATACACTTGGCGATGGATAAATTGACCATTTTTTCATCTCCTACATATCATCTGGGTGACGAAATCCATCAAATACTGGGAATCGGGGAGCCTCTTTCACCCCATAAGGTTGATACCTATAACGTGCTATTTGTCCCAGGTACTTATCCGGATTCTCCCAAATTTCCTTTCTCTTCTCATCATCAAAGCCGGTTCCGATGGAGAATTCAATCCCCGTCTTGAGATCTCGAACCCTCAGATTCCCCAAAGTCCCCGCCGGAACCATTCCGTCTTTGTGGTGACTCCTTTCGGTATGTCCAAAGACATCCTCCTTAGCCTCGTTTTGGTTATGCATCTTCTCTTCGAACCCAAGTACTACTGCCTCTCCATGTTCAAAACGTTTGATTTTCAACAAATATCCTTCTTTCTCCGTGGATCGTCCATTTTTATAGGGTCCTTTGGGGTCTCGGATTATTACTCCCTCATATCCTTCCTCAAGGCACTTCTCTTCAAAGGCATCCAAGACCTCTTGGTTATAGATCCAGACAGGAAGTACTTTTTTCAGGTGGGGGATACTGTTATTTAGAAGGTCCAGATTGTTCATTCTATCTCCATATGGGACTTCCGTCTTTCCCTGGACCACATAATCAAATACCCAATATTCAAAGTTCTCGGCGTCCTCTGGCTTCCCGGACTTACTTCTCATAATAGTTCCGGTAGCTTCCCCGAAGGCTTTTCCCGGGATCATAAGTTCTCCATCACATCCATCCGGAAAGTTCTTTACAACCTCCTCTCGGATATATGGATTAGGAATAGGTTTGAACTTTCTGGAAACCGCCCGCCCATTGATAACCAGACAACGTACCCCATCCAGTTTAGGGGTCGCAAGGACTGGAAAATTAATAGGCCTATTCGTGTATCTTCCTGCAAGCATTGGTTTCGTAATCATTTTGTTTTCCTAAAGATCAGTCTTTTTGATTTTCTTTAATAATTTTCCTTCGTACCCAAAGAGATACCAGTCATCCCCATTGAATACAGGGATAACTCCTCTTTCCCAAAGATCAATTCCAGATTGGTAGGGGTTTTTTCCTTCTGGATGCTTAATGTATTTCCATTTCTTTAGGTTGAAGAAAGAGGAAATATAGGCCCCTACAGAATCCACTACAGAATCCCATACAGAAATCCAGGTTTTTAGAAGTTCAAGATCCTTTTTGGAAATTCTGGTTCTCTTTCTGTCTTTAAGCGGATGAACAATGGGCTTTAAAATTAGTTCCGGAGGAGCCAATTTGGAAAAGTCCAATTGGCAAATCTTCCGAAGAACCTGTTTTTGGTCATCCTCACAATTAATTTGATCAACAATAAACCTTCTATCCAAAGGACGATATTCATATTTGTTGACCTTATCATCGTCAAGTCCAAAAAAAGCAGAGATTGAACTATGGGAATCCGGATAGAAGGTATTTCTGGACTTATCTACTAAAGTTCCTTCTTTGATTTCTTTTCTTTGTTCCCCATTGAAAAAGTAAACTTTTCCTTTTCCATTGGACACGCATGAAAACCAATTACACATAATTATTCTCCTAATTAATAAAGTCCCCGCACTTTTCCACTCTCCTCCGATAGTCCTCCACAAAATGTCGTAGTATATTCAGTCATTTTCAGTTTCCCTCTTCAAATTTGAAAAAGAGTCTCGGCGAATCAAGCCGATGGATTGTTTGTCGCCCCGAAGAGCCAGCGCAACTCGCTTGCGGCTCAACGGTTTTTTGAACCACGTGGGCGACAAGGATCGCCGTGGGTCTAATAGCTCCGCCGCGCACAACCGTTCGACCGCCTCCTCGATAGTTGACGGCTTTTCTGCGTCAAATCTCGCTTTTTCTAATAAGAGGTCATAAGCGTACTTTGCGGCCTGCTCGGCGGTTTGAAACCAGTTCTTTCCAAGGAGTTGTTCACGAACAAACCCTTTACGGCTCATGATGTGATTGGCGTGACCCTCGGATTTACACCCGATTCGTTTGCCTTCGACCGAATAAGCACTGCCTAATGTTGAGCCAGGAATGACTATATACCACATTAATTCCGGCTCGACCTCCAACTCATCTTCCACAGCTCTTCGCGTAAATATCTCACCCTCCATAATCCTCGCAGATCTCTTACATATCTCGGCAAACCCTTCGCCCACGTTTTTGGTTCGCCTTACAAACCCAGCGTAAATTGTTATCTTTGCTATTTTCCACCTCAACAATTCAAAAATGAACTTTTAATTCCAAAACCACCAATCTCGTATCGGTGCCCCATTATTATCACATTTGTGCCAGCCTTCGGATACTTTCTTCTTCCAGTACTTCTTGGCATCGTCCTTAGTAAGGACTTTATCAATGTAGGAGGTTGCTCCTAAACATCCGTGGATTCCAATAGAGCCAGCGTTCATGGAATAGAACTTGATAAAAAGGATGGAAATATTATACCTTAAAGTCCCCATATGCTTTTGTGCCCCTATCATCCTAAATCCCCCAAAAAGTTTCCCCCTTACATTTAAATTATAACCTATTTTAAAGGAAAAACAAACAAAAAATCCAGAATTTTTAAAATTTTTAGGTATCCAATAATACCCTAATTATTGAACTAAAAACAATTGGTTTCCTAATACCATTCCTAAGGCCAAATTATTATACTAAAAAATCCATATTATTTATGCCATTTACTCAATATAATTAATGATATGTAGCAAGGAAGATCACTTTTATAGTAAACCCCTTTTTTAATTCAAAAATAAAGGTTTTATAGTGGAGATATATAATCCATTTACCCTCCTTAGGGACTTAACCAAAAAGTCCCCAACCATTTCAGCAGACGTCCTGGATCAAGGAAAGCTCACCCAGAAGGAAAAGGAACTCATCCGAAGGGTGGGAATTACTTTCAGCCAATTGCAAAGGGATATCCAGGCTGATGTAAGTGTTACGTGGGACCGTCAACGTTACACTGCACAACTAAACCGATCACTTGACCATGCACTTATGGCAGCAGCAGTGAGACTTTACGCGACGTCTTCCTGCACAATGTCGCCGATTCATAACGCGTCCGTCTGGGTAACGAGTGAAAGTTCAAAGTACCAAAAGATACTATCGAACTTCCTGGATGATATAGGTATAGAAGAAAAGATCTATGACTGGGCTTGGACAGTTGCGGCCTTTGGTGATTTGTTTGTAGAGGTAAAAGGACTTCCTAATCTAGGAGTAGTATCCATTCAGGATGATAGGAATCCCATTGAAATTAGTAGGGTAGAGCATGATGGTATTTTAGTAGGATTTTATGATACTCCCTTAGGCCAGAGCTCAAATACAAGTGAACAGGCCTTAATTGAGCCCTGGAAGTATGTACATTTCCGCCTTTTGGGAGCCAAGCGAACCAGACCCCAGTTTGGGGATCCCTCCTACACAGAGTTCAAAACGATGTCCTTAATGTTAGGGCATGATACTAGACAGGCCTCAACCAGATATGGCACTTCCCTCATATTAGATGCACTTCCTACGTATAGAAGATTGAGGATGGCAGAGGATAGTTTACTTCTGGCCAGGATGACAAGAGGAATACTTAGGTACATTTATACACTGAAGGTTGATGCAAATAATGCGGAAATGCTTGATTCCCTTATTGATCAAATAGCAAATACACTAAAAAGGGCCAGGACGATTAATACATCCGATAGTGACCCTAATTTTTCGTCAAAGGAAAATCCATTCGGAGTAACAGAAGATCTTTTCCTACCTCTTCCAGATACTAATGATTTGGCCATAGATGAGATAGGTGGGAATCCGGATATCCGTTGGATTGTGGATGTGGAAGAACTTAAGCAACAATTGGCTTGTGCTCTAAGTACACCACTTTCCTTACTGGGCGGATATGTGGATGAGGCCACCGGGTCCTTAGGATCTGAGGCCATTGAACAATTGGACATTGGTTTCGCAAGAAACTCTCGTAGATTACAAAGAGCCCTTATTATGGGGATTAAGAGACTGTGTCAAATTCATCTGGCCTACCAGAACTTAGATCCAGATCCAGCACTGTTTGAAGTGAACATGTCTAGTCCAAGTACGGCAGAGGAAAAGCAACTTCAAGAAAATCTGGCCGAAGGAACGGAAACCATTGAACGATTTATGGATATGTTGGAAAAAGTGGACTCTGATTTGGACCAAGAAAAGATATTCAATTATCTAAATCAGAAGATCTTAAAGTTAGAGGACTTCGATCTATCTCAGTTCAAGAAGGGGGCTCAGACCATAATTGTGGGCGAAAGTAAGGAGAATGAGTATAAGAGGTATCCTATTTACAATACGGATTTAATGTCCTTCTTGCCTTTGACTACTAGGAAGTTACTTAAGGAAGGGAGAGATATTGGTCCATATCTGAGAGAAAGATCAACCCTACTTTTCCAGAACAGATGGGAGAAGGATTGGAAGGATCGATATGGAAGTGCAGTAATAAAGGAACATAAAAGAGATGAGAAGCCCTCTCGTCAAATGACACTTGAGGATGAACAGAGGAGAACGGAAGTATCCGAGATGGGGGATCCCAGGTAAGTCCTCTTTCAACTAAACAAAGTGCGTTCCTGATTAAGTTCGGGGACGCCATATTTTCATCTTAGGAGAAGAAAAATGATTGATCTCACAAGAATAAAAACCAATATAGTCGAGGAGGACCCATATGTTCCTGCACGATTAATTGGTTTCCGAAAGGATGGGTCTAAGGTAGAGTCGGCGGATAGGTTCCTGGGATCCTCATTAATAACTCTATTCTCTCTCATAACAGGAGAACAATTAACTCTTAGGGCCATCTCAACCATTATAAGGAAAAAGAAAATTAAGGTGGATAATCATGTTTTATCAGTCCTCTAAAGTAGGGAATTCTCTTTTGAATATCTTACCCGCCCTATTTGGTGGCCTAATTGGGATGTATCTCATATTTGTTGAGAAGGATATCCTTTTGGCCTTTATTTGTGTCGGACTGGGTAGTCTATTTCTTTTCTTTCGATATCATGTAGAACAGGAAGAGAAGAGGAAGACGGAGATCTGGAAATTATTGGAACAGAGAATAAAAGAAATTGAAAAGTTAGGAGAAGAAGAATGAAATTACTTCTTTGGTGTATCTTTTTAATCTCCCTTTGGGGAGTTTTTGGGGAGAGCTATTGGTTAGCTCGGATTGCTCCCTGGCATTGGTTGTCCATGATTTGCCAAAATATGCCGGATAGGCTACAATACTATTCGATACCGATAATTATAGCCCTTTTGTTGACAAAGAATAAAAAAGGAGAAACAAAATGAAAAAGTTCTTAGTAATTTTGGTAAGTGCTTTAATGCTCGTTGTAGGAATTGGGTGTGCTACTCTTAGTCATCTTATGACCCCCACAGAAGTAGACCAGAGATCAAAGAATTATGTAATTGAAAAAGGAGCCGGAGAGGAAGGGGACTATCGCAGTTGGCTTTGGCCTAATCTTGCAGATGCCCAGAAGTTGGATGAAGATTTGGATATTGCCCATGATATGGAACAGTTCCGTCTGGATCAGGCCAGGGCTAAGGATATAAAGGATTACTCTCATTGTAAGAAGGTTAGTTCTCATAATGTGAATTCTGGACTACAAAGAGAAGAGGCCTTATTTGGTGAAAAGGGATTACTTTCCTTAGGACTAAGTTTAGCTGGAATGGGTACTTTAACTGGACTTCTGGGTCTGATGAGAAAGAGGCCTGGTGATATGACTCCTCAAGATATGGAGAAGGCCTTAGCAGAAGCTACCGGAAAGACAGCAGAAGAGTTGTCTGCCAAACAGAAACAGTTTGTCCAAGTTATCTCTGGGGTTAGCACTTTGATGAAAGATTGGAAGACCAATAGCCCAGAATTGTATGAGAAGGCAAAGGCCGTCTTTAATACAACTCAGGATACGGAGACTCAGGTAGCGGTGGCAACAGCAAAGAAAGAAAGTTTGATAGGGTAACCTCTTTTACTTTTAGGAGAACAAAATGTATGATGCGATAGCCAATGTAGATTGGTCTCAGTTTGGAAAGATAAAGGATAATTGGCATCCAAATGGAACTTGGGTACCACCAAAACCTTGTCTGCATCCACAACATAATCCTCCCGGAATGATGGTAGTGTAACTTTCATGTAATCTGTAATTGGAGAAGAAGCATGGATAAATCAAACGTAACTAAATTGGCACGGCTACTGAAGAACTTTACAGAACTGGAATCCTCCTTCGTTCTAACTTCAGAAGTCAAGGCCATTTGTGCCCATAGGAATGATAAAGGGGAAATCGAAGGAATGGATGTGGTTACACCTCATGGAACTTTCCATGATAGTATGGACTTTAATACTTTTAAAACCAGGGTAGGAGATATCCTGGAAGTCCTAAAAGATGAGATGCCCAGTCCTCCTGATCTTAATCAGAAGAAGAGTGGTAGGATAGTTCCAATATCTCCACCACCTCCCCAGGAAGGTATTCCAATCCAACAACCTAGTACCATCGCTCCGCCAATAGGAACAGTAGGTGAAGCACAGCCAAAGGAGTCCACTTTAAACCTTTCTGATAGTGGATTTACCGGGGACCTATTTACTGATCCTGGTTTGAAAATAGTGAACAGGGGCCAAATCACAATTCATACTATGTCAGGTGAAGTAATTTCCACAGGCACTCCGGGTGGGAATATCCAAGGAGAAATGATCTCCGGTGTAATCTATGAGAATGGAAAGTGCCGATTGGCGGCCAAGAACTTTAATGGTGGAAATCAGGTAGTTGTAAAGTATCAAGTGGCACGAAAGGGATAGTCGGTTCTTAATGGAGATCAACCCAATTGAAAATTTATTGGTTGCTCTGGTTGTGCCCTACTATGTATATATGGTATTAAGGACTTGGGATTTATTTAGGGAGAAGTGATGTCCAACTGTTGGCCGAAAATCTGGGGAACGAATGACGAGATCTACAACAATGATCTCTGTAGCGTTAATGTACTAAAAATAAAGAAGGGTGGGACTTGTTCCCTACATACTCATAAAGCAAAGCATAATGTGTTCCATGTGATTTCAGGACAGTTGAAGATAAAGACAGATAAAGGCGACTCGGTCCTGTCACCTGGGCACAGTTTTACAGTCTTTGCCGGAACAAAGCATCAGTTTCAGGCCTCAGAGGAGACTATTTGCATTGAAGTGATGTTTGTAAGATATGATGAAAATGATATCCAAAGGGAATCAGTTGGATTTATAGGTAAGCTTGCTGGTAGGGTAGGACCAGTAATCTACGAAGATTTGGAGAAGAATGATGGGTGAAAAAGTATACTTAGAAGAGATGGATATATTTAGTACCGTAGTCTGTAGGCAGATGAAGGATGAATCAGAAAAGCAAAGGGAAGAAAAAAGCCAACAAAATCAGGAAAAGTAACAAAACAAAAGGCCATTATACAATATAAATAGAGGCACGCGGTACTATATTCCCTAGTTGAGATTCAGTCTTTCTTAGGGAAAGGAAGGGAGTAAGCTCAAGCCAATGAACGATTTCTGTCTTTTTTGTACCTCCAAGGATGTGGAAGAAATTAAAGGGTGTGAGGACCGAAAATGCCCTTTTTGGACCTGCAGAATGTCAAATCTAGGTTATCAGCACAGAAAAAGAAGGGATAAGGAAGTCCAATTACAAATTCCATTTGATGGGAATATAGCGTAATGCGTATCTTCATATCCGATATACATTTAGGCGATGGAACTGGAATAGATGATTTCCATCGGGATGATCTTTTCCTCAACTTCCTGGACTATGCAGATAGGAGAGCCTCAGAGTTAATCATTCTTGGAGATCTATATGAACTCTGGCAATCGGATCTGGAAAAGATTTTCTGGTCCCATCCAGCAATCATTCAAAAACTTCAAGGCATGAAAAATGTCACCCATATCTATGGAAATCATGACTATATCCCTTTCTCTAGACTATGTCCAGAAATATATGAGGGTGAAAAAATTGTGGCTCTCCATGGTCATCAGTATGATCAATTCAATAGATTCAAAAATCCGCTGTTCAACTTGAAGTGGCCCATCGGAAAGTATATCACAGTCTTAGTGGGGGAACTGGAACGATGGGTTCACCCAGATATGGATACTTGGTTATTGAAGATGAAGGAGAAGTTCGGTGATTTTCTGGTAGAGTCCGCCACCATTCAAAATAATGCACATAGCCGAGGAGATTTAGATCAGTTAGCTCTGTCCATTCAAAAGCAAAGAGACATCAATTTAGCTCCTATTAGTATCTTTGGTCATACCCATGAACCAGAACTTTCTGTTATTGAGGAAGAGGGTAAGAAAAGGATATATGCAAATACGGGAGCATGGACGGATGAAGCATATCCCACTTTCATAGAACTTACTGACTCCAGAATCCGCCTTTGTGATGGAAATGATTTGGATGTTCTTGAAGAACTCCGATTGGATATTCTGTAAGGAGTTATGTGATGTCTTCTGGGAAAGGGGGCATGTATTGGGAAGTCCGAAAGGATTGGGTTTGCCCCAGATGCGGTTATAAGGAGAATACATCTGGGCACTTTTGTATCCGATATTGTAAAAGATGTAGGGAAAGGATGAGAGAAGAAGATGATGCAGCAAGATGATGAAGGTAGATGGTTACCTACCAAAGTGTTCCCTTGCGATTGCGGATCGGAAGGAGTAGCTGTGTCGGTAGAAGATGATGAAGATTTCTGTGATTGTGCCGATGCTCCATTTATTAACTTAGCCTTCTGGGAACATTGTACTCCTTTGGAAAAGGATAAGGGATTGGCTTACAGGCAAAGGATTAAATATGCCTGGAGAATTTTGAGGGGTAAATCTTTATGGACTTCTATGGTATGTATGTCTGGATCAACCGCCAAAAATTTTGCACATCATATACTTTATATTATTAGTAAGTCCACTAAGAAGGAAGAATCAAAACCCTTAGTAGATTGGCCAAAGAATGAACAAATTCAGGAGGATGGTCCAGATGTCTAAGTTACTTTGTGCATGTAATGGAAAACTCTGTGATGGGATCTGTAAGGAAAAGAACCTCTACCGGAAAAGAAAGGATTTAGATAGGTGCCCAGCAGCTTTTGAAAAACAGAAAGAGAGAAGGAGAACCAATCGATGAGGAAGATAACCCAAATAGTTTTAGCATTGGTCCTTTTATTCGCTGCCTTTAATATCTGGAACATAAAAAAGGATGTAGTAAATCTCCAAGAGGAAATGATCCAAAGGGATCTTGATATAGCACATTTTGTATCTAAAGGTTTCTCTGCGGTCCATGAAATGAATCAGAGAAGTAAATTAGAAAGCAAAGCCCTCATAGAGTCAGTATCCAAAGGAGCTATTGAATACACAAATACAATGCTGGATCTTCAATCTGATCAGGTGAATAGAGTATATAAGGATACATACTTTTCCCTTGTTAGTATTGAGGGTTTGGTGGAGAAATGGGGTCAATATGGGTCCGCCGGAGAGTATGAATGGATGATTGGTGGAACCGGGGTTGTTTTAAACAATCAAGGACTTATTCTTACTGCGGGACATATGTTGAATTTGGATATGGGTAGAGTAAAGGATATCCGTGTCCGAATGGCTGATGGGAGTATCCTGGAAATTTTGGATTCGTCCTACCTTAATTTGGAATCGGGTGAAGTCGATCTTGGAATAATAAAAGTGGATTTTCCAAAGGGTTGTCGTAAGTATACACCAATTTCCCTGGGCAACCTTACAGATCTGAATTTTGGTCAAGAAATGATTGTTATTGGAAACCCTCACGGATATGAGCATTCTGTAACTAAAGGAATTCTTAGTCGTCTTTGTCATGAAGGTTTTAGGGAGGGAAGAAAACAATTCTATATCCAGACAGATGCTCCAGTTAATGGAGGAAATTCTGGCGGTCCTGTTTTTGGTTTAGATGGAAGATGTTATGGAATATGTTCTTGGGGGGTCCTGAATTCTGATGGATTAAGTTTCTTTGTTCCAGTAAATGTAATCAAAAGGACAATACCCATACTAATCAAGAAGATGTATGAGGACATTTAAAGGTTTCACAGGAAGATAAAATGGGATTTGGTGATAATAACGATTCCGTAATAAATCAAAGGACTTATTCGGACTTTGATCAAGACGGGAATGGGAAAGTTGATTTGCAGGCGGGTGGTGCCGATATTGATCTTTCTGGCCTTCTGGGCATGATGTATATCGAGGGAGGGGAATGTAATGTTTACTCGGGGGCCTCTGCGAGATCAAAGTTACAATTAGCAATTGGATCTGATATCCAAGCTTATGATTCTAATCTGACAACTTTAGCCGGATTAGATAGTTCTGATGGTAATTTTATTGTGGGCAGTGCTGCAGGATGGGTAGTCGAATTCGGATCTACTGCCAGAAACAGCTTGGGAGTAGGTGAGGGGGATACTCCAACATTTACAAGCCAAATCTTGACGAATGCCAGTGGTACATGCTTTAATCAGGTAAATTCAGCAGTAGACTCTGCAGGATATTTCCGGTTTAGAGATACGGGACCAACTAATGTTAATTTTTATCTGGGCTTTAATGGATCGCCTGGTACACTACCAGCAGGTAGTGTTGATTATTCTTTCTCTTTGTGTAATTTCGAAAATACACCAATCCACTTTGCCACCAGTAATGCTATAAGGATGACAGTAGAAGCTGGGGGTAATATTAACATACAAAACAGTCTTACGGATGGTAGTAATTCACTCACTATAGCTAATGCAAAGACAGCATATGATCATTCTCAAATTGCAGGTGGTGATAGTGTTCATGTGTCCGTCGCAGAAAATTCAAATTGGGATTCTGCTTTTACACATGTATCAAATAATGGGACCGATCATTCTTACATAGATCAGGATGTAACTCAAACTGGAACTCCTACATTTGCAGGTGGTGATCTAACCAATATAACAGATGATTATATTCCTTATATTTCTTCTTCTGGATGGGCTAATTCTAGAGTTAAAGCAAATGGGTCAACGGCTACGCCAGAATTGCAGCTTTCTGGCACCTCCCAAGCTTCAATAAGTCTGTTTGATAGCGGGGCTACCGCTAATTCAAAAGAAGGACGTTTTATCGTGGACGGCGATCATTGGGAAGTGCAAACTATAAATGACGCACGAACCGTCGCTACCACAAGACTCGATGTAGATTTATCAAATGGTGACGTCGATGTCCCCGGTAACTTCACTGCTGGAACAATAGAAGCTGATAATGGGGCTGATTTCAATGGATTGGTTACAAATATAACCGTTGTTGGTGGTATTGTCACAGCTATTTCTTAAATAGGATTATAAAATTGTTTATATTAGAATATAAGAACGGAAAAGATATGAAAATTATAGAAGAAAATGTTATTTTTGTTCGTCCTGAAAACGAGGAAACTTCATTCCTTCAAATTCAGGATTTTCAAGCTAATCCAACAGTTCAGGTTGATATTAATAACCGAAGAGTAGGAATTAATACGAATGCTCCAATATGCACATTTGAGGTTCAAAATCCTGAGGATTATCTTTGTGTTCGATTAGAATCTAAATCTGGAAAACATTGCTATATTAACTTTAGGGATGAGGGAGGCCAAGGTTCCAATACATATTTTGGTGTGGAAAATAGTGTTGGTGGTGGGATTAATCAAGGAACATCTCCACATGCTTGCGTGTTAACCGTACATCCGGACAACAGACCTTTTGAACTTTGTACGGGCAATGCCGTTCAAATAAGAGTCGCATCGGATGGTGGTGTGTATATGTTTAATCTTAAGTCTGGAACGAGTCAACAGGATGCTGGAGCATCTTCCAGCGAATTGTGGTTTGACTCTTCAAGTCAATCAGTTAAAATGGGAATTTAAAGTTAAGTTCCTAAATTAATATAAACATTTATAATCCTGTTTAGGAGAGAAGAAGATGTTAGTAGATTTCAGTAGAAAATTGTACACAGTAGGAAAAGAAGTAATTCAAGAAAGTTCTGGATCTAAGGAACTTATTTGTCCTCATTGTAATAAAGTTGTATTGGAATCAACTTCTCGTAAAGTAGATTTAACAATTCGATCGATCGTGTCTGCTGCTCTACAAACCCCAATGCAGGAGGACGCCAAAAAATCTCCAAAGGAAAGAGAAGAGATGTTTGACCTTCTTATGAGGATTCATGGAGATCCAGTTGTTGATTTAAGTTCGGAGGAACAAACCAAACTGAAAGATCGAGTATCCAAAGTCGCTTATAATAATCTTATTACTGGTCAGGTTCTTCGAGTTTTAGAAGGAAAAGAAAATCCATTTGAACCCAAAGAGGATACTACAGAGGTAGAAGATGGGACCAAGGAATAAAAAGAAAATTCATTTGAGAAATAGGATAGAGGAGTCCAAAAGATACTTTGCTACCGATCAGTATCAGACGGTCCTTTCTTTGGCGGAATCCTTTCTATCCCAGGGAAATCTGGTGTCCTGCTCAAATATGCTGGATAGGCTTCCCACTAAAGATCAACTCTTGGAGTCTTTGGTGGCTAAGTTAAAGGGGAAGTCAGTGTATAAGACTCTCCGCCAGATTCATGAGAAGGATGGGGTAAGTCCTCTTATCAAGATCAAGGGGATCTCCTCTCTATTGACACATTGCATTATCGAGATGGAGTCAGGACGAAAAGAATATGGAATCCTCCTCCCTATTCTATTGGAAAAGCAGAGTGAATTGATTTACGGACTCTAGTATGTTTGAGGAAACCTTAAATGATATAAATAAAAAGTTGGAAGAGGAAGTGGATACTCAAAGTCTGGTCCGGAAGATTGACAAATTGCTGGATAAAATGAGTTTGGCCACTTTTGATGAAGATGAGTTAGGAAGAGCAATTGATGATCTTTCTGATGAAAGTAAATATGAATTGAAACAAGCAGTAAAGGAAAAGAATACGGAAAAGATATTTCATATTCTTGGGGTAGAGAATATTCAGTAGGAGATATTATGGAAGGTCGAGACGCATTATTTGGTGATATGTTAGAAAGTATTTCTCAGAAGGTGGAAACTGCTGAGTCTAAGGACAGTAAAGCCAAGGATCCCTTGAAAACTAAAAGTCCGAAGGAACTCAAAGGGGATGGAAAGAAGGACACAAAACTCCAAAAGATGGGAGAGAGGGAGGAATCGAAGGAGACAAAGACCGAGGAAGGTATTGATCCCACCAGCGATAAGAAGGGCGACTATGGTCAGGATGAGGCCGAAAAGATTAAAAAGCTGACAGAGGGCGAAGATGTGGCGGAGGAGGTCAAATCCCTTATCACGAAAGCAAAGGAAGCTTTGGACTCTGGTGACTATATTGAAGCACAAGATTTGGTTTCTCGTCTGAGTCAAGTCAAGGCGGCCGTCTCGGAACCTGAGGAGGTTGAAACTGAGCCGGGAAATACGGGTTTGGGTATGCCTGCAGTTGATGTAGATGATGGGATGGAAGAGTCCAAAGTAAATGAATCTGAGGATATCTTTTATGTTTATTCTGCATTAGGTCAAAGATATGGTGGAATCGAATCACAAAAGGAAGGAACAGCCACTTTACCGGAGATTGAAGAGGTTCTTCAGGAGGAGTCCGGGGATTTGGAGAATGATGCTTTACGGCTTGTCCAAGGAGCTATTTCATTTAATCCCGATTTAGGTGCAGATGAAATTATAAATACTCTAAAATCCGAAGGAGAGGTGACTCTTGAACATGAGGAGGGTGGAATTGGAATCTCTAGGGATGAAAAGAGAGCTAAGGAACTTGCTAAAATTGGATATGTAGATGATGAGATGGAAGAATCTAAAGAGGACCACTCTGAATTTATTATGGACGATAACCTCCAAGAGATGATTGATACCGCCCTGGATTCTGATGTAGAATTTAAGATTGATGAAGCAAAGAAAGATCCAAAGGCAAAGACCCGGAATCGGGGTGATGTGGTGTTTCCGGCCGAATCCCCCAAAGTGAAGGATGATAAGGACCACTTCCCTATTAATTCGGAAAAGCAGGCAAGGAATGCTTTAGCCCGAGCCAATCAATATAAATCTTCTCCTAAGTGGTACGATGGATCCTTAAAGACCTTGGTAACTAAGGTTGCCAATGCGGTTAAAAAGAAATATAAAGGAATTGAGGTATCTAAAGAAGCTAAAACTCCTGGAAAAGGATAAAAGATGAGTAGAAGAAATTACAAAATCAATGAATCTATAAAGGTGCTTTTTAAAGCGACTAATGGATCTACATCTGTGAACATGGATGTGTTTGATGAGACGGATACCCAAGATGTTGCCCAATCGGGGGCAATGACCCAGTTAGGGGCATCTAATCGTTGGATAGCATCATTTACTCCGGATGCAAATGGCGATTGGTCCATCCTGTGTTCGGATAATAAAGGTGGAGAAGTAGTTAAGCATTTCTCTGTTGGGGACTATAATATTCAGTCCATAGGCGCTAATGTCCAATCTGTTGAGACCAAAGTTGATAATTTAAATGATATTTCAGTTTCTGAGGTTAATAGTGAGGTTGATACAGCACTTGCCGACTACGATGCTCCAACAAAAGCAGAACTCGATATTTCAGAGCAGAATATTCGGGGGACCGATGGTGATGATTTAAAATCTTTATCAGATCAGATTGATGGTTTATCCTCTCCGCCTATGATAGGATAAGCTGGTTCGATTTATCTTATGGCTGAGAAATATAAAAGGGGTATCCAGAGATTATATTATCGATCTTCTTCTTTTAAGGAAGAGGTTGAAGTAACCATGGATATTTTAGATCCTTCCTTGGTTTGGTTTTCTGGATTTCAGTTCATAGAAGTTGGAAAGGGAGTGTACTTTTTGGATTTCAACTTTTCTATGTTGGGCAGCTATTATGCGATTTTATACGAGGATGGGGCAAAGAAAACTTCCACGAGTTATTACGTATTCGAGGATGATTTTGTATTACCAACGCCGATGGGAAAGGGACCTTCTGTAATTAATAATTAGTGATGAACAGAAAAGAAAAGAAAAAGTTAGCTCTTTTAGTCTCCAAGGTTATCGACTGTTCAGAAATTTTACATGCTCCCTCTGGGGGCATTTTATTTGATAAGATTTCTGAAAGTTTGGATGAAGATATTCTAGATGTTCTCATGGATCATATGGATATGATCAAATTGTATCTGGTCTACGAAAGATTTAATCGGGAGGCATCCGCAAGGGACATAAGTAAGCTTATGTCAATTATTCGGGAATCCGGGAAAGGAAAGTGATATGATGGAACAGGAGTCTAAGGAAAGAAGTGATCACGATCTCTTAATTGAAGCCATAACCATCTTAAGAGAAGTTAAGAAGGGACATGAAAACCACTTAGAGCATCATCGAAGACATGATTCGGTGATGTTGTCGGTGACTTTAGGATCTTTATTCACCGCAGTTATTGCGGTTGCAAGTTCAATACTAGCATACATGAAGTAAGGGATACAAAATGGGACTTAGCTATACTCACAGAATCTTATATGATTCCTTAGGACATACTGGAAATACTTATTATTATCGATTAGTTCAGAAGAGAACCGGACTTATTTGGGATAATGTAAACGAGCAACTTTCTGCGAATCCAAATTGGGAGGATTCCGCTATTTCAATGACGGAGACGGGAACGACCGGACAGTATCCTGTGATAGTTCCAGAGGATGTCCCAGCAGGTACATATGACTTCATTGCACATAAACAAGCGGGTAGCGTTCCTCAGAATACAGATGATATAGAATTACAATGGGACGCTCCTCCTATTGGTGGCGCTTTGGGATTTTAATACAAAAGGAAGGATAAAGAAATGTACGAAGATTTACTTCGAGCAACTTTAAAAGTGGTAAGTTCTGGGGATGAGATCCTAAAGAGGACTTCTCGAGTCAAGAAGGAAAGAAGGAAGTTGGATGAGAAGGTGGAGACCTTTCCTCTGGATTCCGTAGGAGTATTTTTTATTGGTGGTAAATATGAGATTGCCCTTTTCTCTTCTAAGAAGCCAGATGTCCAAAAGGATTATATAGGATCTTCAACGGATGAAACTGAAGCAGTGGAAACTGCCCGAAAGCTCGCTTCTGCTCTAGATATCAACTTTAAGGGATTGGTCGAAGGAAAAGTCCCTGACGACTATAAGGACCCAGAGGATAAGAAAATTGAGAAGTTGACTGAGCAGGATGAAGTAGAAGATGAAGATATTGTTGAACCTCCTGAGGAAGAACCAGAAGAGGAGGAAGTTCCTGAGATAAAACGACCTGAGGAAAATGAAGCTCCAGAAATTACCAAAGAGTATATTGGGAATACAGAGGATATAAACTACTATCTTATCTCCGAAGAAAATGATGCTGGAGAAGTTTCTGATCTTAAGATCGTGGATCAGGAAGGCGTTGAAAAATTCTCAGCAAGGGCCAGTTCTATTCCTTTGGAGAATATTCCAGAATTCCTTTATGTGGGAATCCACGAATTGAAGATTGCGGATATTGAATTTGGTATCTTTGATAAATACCTCTACCCTGCTTATATTGAGGATGAGCGGGGGGAAGAGGAGGAAGCGGCTCCTGAGGAGATGGAGGAGTTGCCAGAGGAACCAGGCGAAGAGCCGGAGGAGCCCAGAGAGAGTAAGAAGAATGAATCAGTTGATGTAGTTGAAAATCTAAAATGTCCCGAATGTGGAGCCAAATTAGAACTTGTTAATGACTGGCTATCTTTGGCAGAAGATAAAAAGGAAGTGGGGGAATCCAAAAAGAATCTAAAGGAAATGAAATTTACGGACCACGAGAACAATTCCTTCAACGTATTCTTAGTGGATGACGGCTCTACAGATACTGTGATCGATGTCAATGGAAAAGAGTTCCGCTTCGATTCTGAATTTGCTTCCATGTGGAGAAATGAGGAAGGTGAGTTAACTGAGGAAGGTTTGAAAGAACTGGCCTTAGATGCCCTTTCCAATATGGAGGAAGATGATTATAATCAGTTAGTAGCAGCCAGTCCAGAAGAGGAGAATGCAGCTCTTCCTCCTGAGCCGATTAAGAAAGGCACGGAGTATGAGTCTAAAACAAATGAGGCTCTTTCAATCCAAGGGGTTCAGGAACTATTTGCCTCAATAGATCCGAACTTTGCTAAGTATATGACCAGTAAGTATGAAACTCCTCGAGAGGCTGCCCTTCTGGGTGAGGCAATGGGCTTAGAGTTATCTGATAAGGGGAGAGAGGCACTGGGTAGGAATGAATCAAAATTAACCAAAGAAGAAGCAGCTAAGTATGGGTCTTTAGGTAAAAGAGGTAAAAAGAAAAAAGAGAATAATGATAAAGAATCCAAAACGGATGAAGGATACAATAAACCCGGAGTTCGAACTGGAACTGGTCCTGCTAAACGTTCTTTGCAAAGGAAGAAAAAAGGTAATGTGGGTAAAAGGAAGGAACGAGGAGAAAAGTGTCCTAAGGAATCTAAAACTGATGAAAGAGGTGAAGACGTCAGTTTTATGAAGAAAGTCTTCCAAGTAGACTATGAAGAGGATGGAGAAAATAAATCCACTAGAGTGATGGCCTTTGATGATTCTGACGCCAAGAAAGAAATGGAAAAGAAACCTGGAATTACTGTCGTAAAGGTTACAAAGGTTTCAAAGAATGAGTCCCGAGATATGAATCTAACCAGAGCTCTGTTGGAGATGTTAGACTAAGTTGAGGATATAGATATGAATATTATTGAAAATCTGAAGAATAAACCAATAATTGAAGAGAAGGATCAGGGAAACCTTCCGGATGCTGTCCTTTGCCGGGTTACTTACAATATATGTAATCTGGGAGAAAGGAATGCAAACAATCGCATCTATGAGAGAGGGGTCTTTGATAAAGTCCTTGCCGATGAAACTCTTCAGGAAATGATTCAGAATCGAAGACTATTTGGTCAGGCGGAACATCCTACGGAGACTCAATCTGATCTTCAACTTACTTCTCATGTTATCCATAAGATGTGGATGGATGAGAATAATGTTTGGCAGACCATGGACGTTCTGGATACTCCTATGGGTAGAATTGTGGATAGTTTAATCCGGGCTGAGTGTGGTGTTGGTGTTAGCACTCGGGCAGAGGGAGACCTGGAAGAGTCTGAGGATGACACCGGAAAGTTCAGTAGGGTGATTCCGGAATCATATGTTTACCGCACGACTGATTTTACTGCGGACCCGAGCACGTTCGGAGTTTTACCTGCCTCTATTAAAAGGAATGTACTACCTACGGTTCAGGCCGAGATGGAGAACAAGAGTGCTACATCGGCAGAGAGGGACTTTGCTAAGCAGTTGTTTGAGTCTATTTCTAAGACAGAGGAATCCAAGGAATCTAAAACCACCGTCGAATCCCTTCTTAAAGAAGATAAGATCAAAGAAGGAACAGAACTCCTTTATGGTGATCAGGAGGTCAAGATAATTAAGATTGATGAAGGAAGAGTTCTGGTTGGACTCCCAGGAAAAGAAGGAGACATTGCTATCGAAGGTGCAGAGGTTGCTACTATAGAAGTAGACTCTGGAAAAGTTCATGTCTGGCCGAAGGAGGAGATGGATATAGATGTTCCTGAGGCAGAACCGGTTGGAGATTTTGAGCCTGAGATGGAGGAGAAAAAGGAGACTAAGGAGACGGTCAGCCATAAAGGAAGAATTGTCATAACTAAGGATGATTTGAAGTTTGCTGATTCTGAAGATCTTCAAAGATTCCGTAAGATGATGGAATTGGATAGAGCGGATCTTGAGGATGGTTTAACTTTAGAGGATCTGGAAGAGAAATGTAGTAAGTCCCACCCCAAGAAGAAAAAGATGAAGGAAGGAATGGATCAACTCGTGGCTCGTAAGGAAGAACTCCTGGCCAAAAAAGAAGCTGGAAAATGTACTGAGGATGAGCGAAAGGAGTTGGTAGATATTGAGTCCAAGTTGAAAGATATGGATGTTGATATTGAGGAAAAATCTCTTCCTACTGAAGGAGGAGTCAGCTCTAAGGTTGCACAAGGAAACGTTCTGAAGAAAGGTGAGGAAACTTGGATTGTGAAAAATTCAGACGCTTCTGGAGTTACTGTAACACAACCAGGTGAACCCGCTTCTGAGAAACATATTTCATGGGAATCCTTAGATGATGAGGACTTCGTAAAGATTGGTGAGAAGGTTGAAATTACAGAAGGATTTGATGTAGGAGACATCGTTCAGATAAAGGATAAAGAAGGAAATACTACAGTTGTTCCTGAGGCTACCGTTGCTAAAAAAGAGGAACAACAGGAAGGAGTAATGGCGGTAGAAGTTACTGGATCGGATAATGAGGATGAAATGCAATGGTACTCTGAAGATGAATATCAGATTATTCCTTTGAATAGGAAGAAATGGGAATCTAAGGTAGATGAATCTATTGATGAGGGATTCAAAACTGATCTGAGGAATAAGGACAAGGCGGCCATCAAGAAAAGAATTTCAAATATTACTGACAAGATTCTTGCTGGTGAAAAAGTATCTTCTTCTGATAAGAGGTATTGGGAGGACTTCCACACGGCTGTGGAGAAGGTGAAAGGGGATGAGCCTAAAAATGAATCTGTTAATGAAGCAAAGGATGGATTCCTTTGGAGTGACCCAATTTCTGGTGCAAAATATGAGTTGACCAAAGATGACGACGGTTATATCATTTATGCTGATGAACAAGAAATTCTTACAACTAAAGGTGGGGGAGTTAAAATTATTGATGAATTCCAGGTTGGGGATGGGTTTATTAATATTCTATCAGAAACTGGATCTCACCAATATAGTGAATCTAAAGAAAGTAAATTAATTAAAGAACAATCGGATGAGGGCACTGTTTATAGATTTAGTTCTTCTTCCGGATATGATTACGTGGCCAGCTTTAAGGAAGATGGGAGTTTTACTATTGAGGATGAGGAAAATGTATTAGCTCAAGGAACTTGGTCTGGCGCTGGGGTTACCAAAGTTGGCATAAATGATCCAATAAAGATTATTAATTTCCTACAAGAGCTCCTGTTCGATGGGGGTTATGAGGAAAGACCGATAGAATCCAAAGACATTAAAATCCAAGAGGCCATCTCCAGAGCAGAAAAGGAAAAGGCCTTAGAAACCATTGAGGAACTTTCCAATGAGTTGGATTCACAAAAGAACGAAAGTTCGGATTCTAAATTGAGGCTCAAGATGCTTATGAAGAAGATGAAGGAATCCCTCCAGGTTTATGATGAGGTATCCGCTCTTCGGACTAAGTTGGAGGAAAAGGCCAAAGAGGCCCACAGTCTGAGAGAATCCTTGGAGGAATCTAAATCTAAGTTAGATGAGGAGAAAAAGAAAGGGAAAGAGCAAATCTTAACCATTTCAGAAACACATAAGAATAAAGTAAATGCTATTGTTGAAAGTAACCAAAATCGTATTAAGATAGTAAAGGAGGAATATGAGGAAATAGTTGAAGAGTCTAAAGCGCTAGGTATCACTGAAGGAAAATCAAAGGTCCTCAGTGAATACATAGATCGTAGACTTGCTGAGATTGGTCTGAGTATTGGGGAAAATACTCGAGCACTTCTCGATGGATGCGAATCCATTGGTGACGTGGAGGATATCCTGGAAAAAACTAAGGATATCCAACGCCGGAATGCACTTCATTCTGAAGGAATCAAGGAAGTTCGCATAAGGAACCATCGTCAGATTGATCCTGAACAGGCAAGGGTGAAAGATGATGTGGATAATGCACTCGACGGTATGATGTAAAATATCTAGAGGCATTAATTTAAGGAGATTATTTATTATGTTAGCTGGTAAGCAAATTGTTGAGTCTCGGATGAAACAAATCGAGACGGAACGGGACGCCCTTCTGAGTGATCCGACTATTAAGCGGTATCTTTCGGCAGTGAGCGAATCCGTTCAGGATAAGAAAGGCAGAGAGATGACTCTGCATGAGCAGCGTGTGGTTGCTCAGTGTCTCCGGAACGCTATTGATGATGCAGCCATGCGTTCCAGTAAACCGACCTTGTCAGAGACCACGACTGAGGATGCTGTAAGTTTCCTCGGGGTCCAATTGCCTGTGATAGCGGCACTACTTCCTTCCTTAGTGCTACCCGAGGTTGGAATTGTGCAGGCGATGGACCGGAGAACGGCCGCGGTCTTCTACTTCGACGTGAAGTATGGAAGCACCAAGGGTGCGGTTACTGCGGGTGACACGATGTTGTCGGCTACGACTGGCCATGCGACTTCAAAGTCCGGCCGGATGTATGCGATCGCTCGAGTGGTTGATGAGACTATTGGTACTAGTGACGGAACTAAGTCCGGTACCTTGGAGTACGCTCCTGGTCTGATTAATCTTGAGAACATTAAGTTCGAGTCCGTTAGTGGATCGACGCGGACTACCCTGGGTACTTCTAATGCCAGCGGTACTGTTACTGGAGACTATGTCACTTCTGGTACGGTCACTGCGGCTGGAGTTTATAATGTGACGTTTTCAGGGTTGACGAGTGGAACGACCATTTATATTACGTACGACTATCAGTACGATAAACCGGTTGATTCGTATAACAATCGGGATGGTGTTCCTGAGGTCGATTTCTCGATTACCCAGAGCTCACTTGAAGCTATTGACTTCCCAGTGAGATCGCGGTATTCGGTTGGGGCGGCTTTGGATATGATGAAAGCTCACGGTGTAGATCTCGAAAAAGAGGTCGTAAAGTATCTTGGTCACGAGATTAGCTTAAATTAGTCTCGTAAGCAGCTCAATTCGGTGAAAACCTGATCAGAGAAATCTGAAGGCAATACCGAGCCAGATTATTAAAAAGAAGTATAATATGACTTTCCTAATTTGGACAGAGGATTTTCTTTTTAATAAAAATGGTGTAACGACTACTTTTCCTCAGGTGACTGGGGAAGATACGGCTGCCAACTCAATAGAGTTGAAGGGATAGTCTGAGCTGCATGGAAACATGCAGAGATGAGCAGAAATGACTCATCCGCCTATTAAATGATTTGGATAATAGGTTAACAAGCAACAGAATGTAAATTCACAGTCGACCAAGTCGGGCTGGATTTAATCGACGAAGCTGCAAGTGGCAGCGGAGCTGCTACGGGAACCACAGTGTTCGATACTACTCTTTCAAATGGCGAGGCATGGATTTGGCGTAAGCATATGTTGAAAGATAGGTTCGAAGAAGGTAAATATATTGCCTCTTTATTCAGCAATGAATATCGAAAATCTGCTTAAACGGAGAAACTCCTAACAGATGATGCTGAGGACAATTCCGTACTAGAATATCGAAAATCCATTATGGATAGAACAGATATAAATAGTGTAGAGACTAAGTTGATGGAAGCGATTCCATTGGCCATGGCAGACATCCCAAGTGGATGAAGAAATAGTCCGAGCTGTATGGAAACATGCAGAGATGAGCAGAAATGACTCATCCGCCTACTTAGGTAGGTCACAAAAAGTAACAGATTGAGTAACAACATCTTCGCAAAGACCAAGAGGGCAATCGCGAACTTTATCATTTGTGGCAACAATGTTGCTCGTGTCATTAAGCAACTTCAGCCTGATTTTGTTCCGGCACCGGGTCTGAATAAGACTCCGCCTACTGGTCCGATTAAGATTGGTGAGTTGAATGGACGTACGGTTATCCAGAATCCTTTCAAGTCAAGCAACTACTACACGATGGGTTATAAGGGTGATAATTACCTGATGGCTGGGTCAACACACATCAGGGAAATGGTAAAAGAACTTTGTTCAGATCAGTATAATAGTATGAACAAAGCTGCATAAACATGGGCCCAGTATAAAGGAATTAAATTCGGTGAAGGCTAAGGAAGAACGTAATTTTGTGGAAAAGGATGGCAAGTGGATCTGCCTTCTTTGTGATCGGGAATTTAAAAGCAAGGCCAGTGTAGGAAGCCATTTGAGTTGGCATTCCAGCGGTCCCCGTTCCACGGATCATCTTGAGTATGCCAGATCTTGTGTTAATAAGGAAGAACAGATCAAGTCTATGCATAAGGCCTTACGAAAGAAGTTTGAGGATAAGGAATGGGTTGAAGATAAGTATAAAAGGACTTCTGAAAGTATAAAGAGTTCTTTTTACTTTAGCGAAGAGAATAAGGAAGTAAGAATAGTTAATGCCAGGAAAGGCTCAGATTCCTTGTGGAGTAATCCAGAATCCAAGGATAAATGGATGGAAAGTCGGTTTGATAACCAATTTAAGCAGAACCATTACATCTATAATGGAACTCATTTTAGAAGCACCTATGAAGTGAAGTTCGCTTATATTTTGGATGTTCTAGGTTTCAATTGGGAATATGAGACGGGATATTTTAATTATCATCTGTATGGAAAAGAGAGAAAATACCTTCCAGATTTTTACCTTCCTGAGTTAGATATTTGGGTTGAGGTTTTTGGAAGATATACAGATGAGAAGGGATTAAAGATTTATCTTACTTCTAAGGAAAACAATATTACTATCTTCGCTACCACATTAGATGACTTTCACTCATTTGAGTTAAATGATCAAGATATCATTTTTTCTCAGGATGGGGAGAAGGAAAACTTCTTCTATGCTAATACCGAGCCAAGCCAAATAAGAAATTATTTGGAAGGTGTAGAGACTAGAATCGAAAGTCTAAGGAAATATATTATTTCTAGGGCAAGTAGATTCCACGAACAGTTCCTCGTAGATGAAAACTACGAAAGATATAGTCCGACCTTACAAGAAATTGTAAGAAATGAGGATAAAGAGCCTCATGATAACATAAATGTCATGTACTGTCCGTACATCCCCTTATTCGCTACTCCAACCTTAATTACCAGTGATCTTATCTCTCAGAAGGGCTTCTTAAGCTCGGCTGGATTTAAGGTGATCAACGCTGGTATGTTCTGTGAGGGGTACATCAGTGGTACGATTTCTTAATCGTATGTTTAGTTAACTAGGTTAAATTTTCAGGTATTTTCGAATAGTTGGAAACTCAGGGTAGGACTTCTAAGGAAAGGGGTTCTGCCCTGGGCCTTTAGTATTTTAGGAATGAATAATGTTCAACGAACTATACGAAAACATTCCTACTGAAATCAGTAAATCTGAATTCGAAGAACTTTTTCAGCCCATTTCTCAAGAAGAAGTAGAATCCAGATTAATGGACTACATCAAGTCCGTCTGTACTGAAAATCCAGATGGCACTTGGAGTGCCAGTGGAGATGTGGATTTATCCAAAAGGGGTCTAACTAAGTTACCCATCAAATTCAAGGAAGTAGGTGGAGGCTTTTATTGTTCTCATAATAATCTAACTTCTCTAGAAGGAGCACCTCAGACAGTAGGTGGAGGCTTTTATTGTTACAACAACTCTCTAACTTCTCTAGAAGGAGCACCTCAGGAAGTAGGTGGAAACTTTGATTGCTCCTTCAACTCTCTAACCTCTCTAGAAGGAGCCCCTCAGACAGTAGGTAGTTTCTTTGATTGTTATAACAACTCTCTAACTTCTCTAGAAGGAGCCCCTCAGACAGTAGGCGGAGGCTTTTTGTGTTCTGACAACAAATTAACTTCTCTAGAAGGAGCACCTCAGACAGTAGGTGGAAACTTTTTGTGTTCTGACAACAAATTAACTTCTCTAGAAGGAGCACCTCAGACAGTAGGTGGTTTCTTTGATTGCTCCTACAACTTACTAACTTCTCTAGAAGGAGCACCTCAGACAGTAGGTGGTTTCTTTGAGTGTTCCTTCAACTCTCTAACTTCTCTAGAAGGAGCGCCCCAGGAAGTAGGTGGATCCTTTCATTGTTCCAACAACAAACTTTCAGTTGAAGAATTAAAGAAAACAATAGATAGACCTTATTTGGATAGAATAGGATAATATCGGAAGCGTAAATAATAATTGGAGAAGATTATGATACAGGTAAAAGTAAAAGTTTTGAAAGATATGGAATTTAGAAATGTCTTAAATTCCTGCAATTTGGTTGAGGGAGATATTTGTACCCTTCGGTTTAAGAATGAGGCCGATTTGAACTCCCATTTGGATTTAGGTAACTTTGATATGGTACTGGATGACATGGTTGAGGAAAGATCCATACCTATCATCCACCCAACAGAAAGGGGAGTGGCCAAGAACGAACTTCATGAAATATTGGATTTGTCTGGTAATTTAGATAAACTTACATCTGTTGAGCCTGAAGCGGAAGAGGTTCCCGAGGAAGAGATGAACTTTGAGGAGGATCTTGGAGAGCGGCCCGAAACAGAAGTGGTCGAGGAAACTGAAGAGGTTGATATCCCAGAAAAGGATACGGAAGATGAAGACGAGGATCGAAGTAGACAAAGAAGAGGTACGGGATCTTTTGGGAGAGGTTAACACCAAACTCTTCCTATTAGAAGGGGAGGAAGATTCAATGAAGAGACAGGTTATCCTAGACTATCTACTTGAATCTAAGGAAAGTCCAATAAAATCTTTAGCAAGAATTCTTGAGGTACTTGCATAATGGCTCGTAGTTACACATCTTTTTTGACTTGGATTGCAGCGGAATTCGCTCCTCGTACTTTGGCTACGCCAGAGGCTACTCTGAAGCAGATGTATGAAAATGCTATAAGGTACTGGAATACCCATTCAGGTTATAAAATTGCTGGGGTATATGATTATACGGCCGGTTCTTCCAGACTTCAGTTAAGTACAAGTTTTAAGACCGTGTCTGATGTTATGCCGACAAGTACTACGACCTATATTTGGAATGACCACCCTCTTTGGACCTTGACGGGCATAACAATCTTGGACAATGTGACTACTGACCTGATTATGATGTCCGAAGCATTCAGGAACTACCGAATTTATGTGGGAACAAATTTTCGGTGGCATTATGAGAAATCAGATGTTCCATCTGTTGCTGGGTATCTTTATGTAGAAAATGTTCCTAGTGGGGTTCAGAGTTTATATGTTGAGGGGACTCGAAGGATTACTGAAGATGAGGATATCTCCACAGAACTGATTTTAAATTGGATTTACTACTATACAAAGGCCTTAGTGAAGCAGATAGAAGGACATACTCTAAGGGCTGCTGGAATGGTGGATATCCCCACAGACGGCCAAGTATTAGTAGATGAGGGGAGGGAAGAGCAGAAGGACTTACAGGAAACATTAAAGCGGGAGTCATGGTGGACGGTCTTCCCAAAGCGTTTCTGAGCTGTGTCGTATTTTGATAAGATCTCTCTTCCTGGTAGTGTTTGGGAAGGAATTAGAGAGATTTGGGCCGTTGTTTGGTAAGTTAATAGGAAAAGAAAAGCCGTCCGTGGCTAACGGGGATTTGCTTTTAGGAGAAGCAAGGGGAAAATTAGAAAATTTAAAACTTAAACTCGGTTTTTGTAATCCTTCGGCAACCAGGATATATGTTCGATGGGAAGTTCGTTTCGGGTAAGAAAGGTTCGAACCGCTTCGGTTATCTCGATTCGATTCGTTGGATCGATAATAAATTCGGCTTCGATACTATTAAAGAATTTGTCACTGATTTCAGCGTGTTGTTCCAATGTTACGATATCCATTATCAACCCTTTCAAAATATAGTTCCTTGTCTTACATTTAAATTATAACCTATTTTGGATAAAAGGCAAATAAAATACGGTGAAAAATCAATATAAATAAGGATAAAATAATACTTGTTTGTTGCCAATAATATCCTTGTTTTTGAAGGAAAAACTTAATGTGGTTGGAAACCCTCCTAGAAAAAATAACCTCATTTATCCCTAGGATAATGATAATCCGACCTGATGAAAGTGGATTCAGACAAACCATGAAGCCCTGGGGAGGTTGTTGGATCACGGAAACAAAACCAGGAAATTGGTACTGGCTTCTGCCTATAGTTATGGAAGAGGAAGTTTGTAAGATCAAACCACAGGTAGTTGATATCCGATCTCAATCTATTCTAACTAAGGATAATATCGATATAATGGTGAGTGCATCGATCAGATATTATGTCAGGAATGCGGTGAAGGCACTTCTGGAAGTTCTCGATTATGATGAGAGCCTACAGACAACTGCACTGGTTGCAATTGAGGAATATATAGAAGGCCACACCTTAGAAGAACTCAAGAATAGTAGAAGCACTCTTCGGGAAAATCTTTTGAAGGCAGTGAGGGAGGAGTCCAAGGGATGGGGATTATGGGTTTCCAGTGTTGGAATCACGGATATTGGAAAGGCCAGAAACTTCCGATTGTTAGGAAATTTAGGATCTTAGGAAACAATAATGGTTCTTAATAATCCAGTGGCTATAGAGAAGATAAGAGGGATACAAAGAAAAGAAGGAAATGTGGATTGTTTTAGGACAGACAAACCTTTCTGTTGTGAAATGAATTGCTGTTGGAGAGAAATTTGCTTAGGTGAGTTTAAACCGAAGGCATTAGTTACTTTTAAAGTTGTCAAATAATGGACCTATTCGATCAAATACATGAAGCAACTACAAAACAGTTGCAAAGGAAACAGAAGTCTATTACTCGTCTCTTCCCCACTTTTCCGGACAGGGTTCAGGCGGTAGCTTCAAATGGGGGAGTCCGCCTACAAGGAGTGGAGGATGAACTCTGGAAGTTTCGGATTAGTTCAGGAACGACAAAAGGCGTCTGGTATGATATTTATCTGAAGTTCTTGGATATCATTCCTACTCTAGTTAAGATAGTTAAGGATCGAAGATTGTGGATTAGGGATAAGTCTAGAATTGATCGAAGGAAGTTGGCACGAAAATTTTTGAATATTGTCAATGTTCAGTTGAAGTGTTCATGTCCTGCGGACCTTTATTATGGTGGGTATTACATAAGAAGTTTAGGAAAATATAATGCTCAATTTGGGAATCGGGAGATTCGGCCGCCTAGAATTAAGAACCCGAAACAGTACGGGGCACATTGCAAGCACATTGCTAATTTGATGAAGGTCCTCCCATTCTACACCGACACGATGATGAAATGGTTGGAAGACTTCTATGGGGATGATATTTCCCGGATTGAGAAGTCTACTCAGGATGAATTTAGTTGGGCCAAGAAGGCTGGAAAGGTTTTGAGAAGGAAAAAAGAGAAAACCCGGAAAGAGGATGAGGAGAAGGAAGAATAATGGGGTACTTTGAAACTCTAGATCGAATGGATAATCATTTCCGGAAAAAGGTGGAAACTTCCCCAATTTTTGAAACAACCACATCTGATGATGTTTCCTTCCTTCCGGCACATCTGGGGATGGTAAAAGCAAAAGTTGCGGATCTGGCCAAGAAGAAAAAAGATTGGAAGATTGAAATTCTGGAGCAGGATGATGAAAGGGAGGTCCAATTTGAAAATGATCTTCGAGTTCTGGTCCCGAATGAACATTGGGAATCCTTCTGTTCCATTTTTGACAATACAATTAGCAATAATACATACCTTAATTTAGGGTTTCTTTTGAACGAAACCATGGAAGAGGAAATGAATGATCTCCGAGAAGAACTCCGGGTAGCTCTGGCCAATATGTATGATCAGGCAGAGTTCCGAAAGTTAAATCTTTCTTCCGGAACTTGGAAATGGAGATTCGGTGTAGTTTCTTTTCATTCAAAGAAGAATTTGAAGGTTGCCGTAACTCAGGAGAGGAGATCTAAGGACATACAAGAGTTATACTCCAGACTACTCGAAGTATATGGAAATGACAGAGGTAATCTGGAAATGATCATTGAGGCTATAAAGGATAAAAGTCCATTAAATACATATAGGGTTTTCAAGAATTATGATTATCTGTATGGGACAAGGATTCATAGCAGGTATCAGAAGGTAGATCTCTATTTTGAGGCCTTAGTGGATACAAATTACCATCTTACGGAAACAATTTTTTGTAATAATTCTGATCTTCTAAATGCTATAGAAGAGGAGAGTAATGAAATAAAAAGGGTTCGATCTGTCATATATCCTAAAGGGGGGAAATTTACTAGTAGATTCTTTCGGGTTTTGGCAGATACTATTGAGGATTTGGAGTAATGGCAGAATTCGTAAACCCGTTCTCTGGAATGACTCCAGATAGACGACTAACAAAAGAAGAGTTGATTAGGGCAATCCGTCTGGATATAGCAGCGGAGGAAGAAGCGGCCCACCTTTATGAAGCACAGGCCGATGCAACAGATGACCCAAGAGCAGCAGAAATTCTTAGAGATATAGCAAAGGAGGAGATAGTTCATGTTGGGGAGTTTCAAAAACTTCTTGTCCAATTGAATCCAGAAGAGTCAGATTTACTGAATAAGGGAGCTGGAGAAGTAGTTAATAAAGTGGGGATTACAGGATTTCCGGTGGAGAGAAAGATGAAGGAAGGAAAATCGATGGATTCCTATGTCGATCGATTCTTATATATGTGGCAGGAAGCCGGGGAACTTCCTAAGCCATTTGAAGAAGCAATACGAACCTATTGGAAGAATTGGAAAAAGAGTTGGTTAAGTGGGAAACTTCAGTTTTTGTCTGAGTTAGAAAAGAGAATCCCAGATTTTTCTGATGATATTGAAGATCTAAAGGATGATGTGATCAGATATTCTAGAAAACCTGAATCTTATAAATCACAACTCAAATTGGAAAGAAGGAAGATGAATATATTCGAAGCAAAAGATATGCAAGTATACAAACTTCTTTTGAAAGTTCTTGGTGAATACAGCGATAAGTTCCCCGGAACTGGGGTAGGTCGGATGTTTGATCAGTGCCTGGAACATGGAAAGAAGATACTTCCAAAGGAACAATTGGCAGTAAGTATACTTCATCACATTCTGAAAAGTAATTCTGTTCCTGCTGCGGTTCATAAGCTTTTGAATCTTAGATTTTCTGGACTTCCAATTGAACTTCGTCCCATAGTTAAGAACGGCAGGAGAAAGGAAGTCGCTCATTGGACTCGGGCGGCCTTGGTGAGTGATAAAATCAAGGATCTAATAGATTGGACTGGAACAGGAAAGAAGGGCCATTGGTCTGATGTGGATGGAGAAAAAGCCTCTCTTGTGGATATGTCGGTGGAGAAAGATTAATGTTTGGGGATCTGTTTGAAAATGTTTTTGGTCTTCGTCTTGTCGAAGTCCGGTTGGAGGAAAGCGAGAAAATATCCCGGACTATCCATAAAGATCGGGAAGGTGTTTCGGATCTGGAAGAGAATATACTTGAGAAAAATAAAAAGGAATAAATATGTTTCGTGATGGAATTTTCGATAACTTTGGTGAATTTTTAGATAGAATTAATGAATCTGTCCCTCGAATAGATGAGGAGGAAATACAAGAACAGACCAAATCATATGTGGTAACCTGGCAAAATTTGGATGAACCCCAAAGAGATTTTCATTTTGTTACCGTTGATGCAAATAGTGAACTTCATGCGGAAGCAAAGGCGGAGGAGATATTAAAAAGAGATGGTATCCCAGAAGGGTTTATTGAGATAAAATATGTGGAACTTAAAGAATCTAAACTTCAAGAGCAGGAACGAAAAAAGGCTGAACAAACCGAACAACCCACAGAGGAAACTCCTAAGGATGATGCCGAAAGATTAAGCATGGAGGATTGGTCAGATACAGATAAGGGTGGTGTTCCTAAAAGGGTAGACAAAGTTGAACGTCCAACTGAGCTGAATCCAGTAAAGGATGAGGAATTGAGTCAGGAAGTGACATACGAAAGGAAATCTGACCCACTCTACCTATGTAATGAATGTTTTAAAACTTTCCGAGCCAGTTCTCCTGTTTGTAAATGTGGTAGTAAGGTTGTGGAGAGAATCGGGAAAGTAAAAGAATATCAGGATATCACGGATAAATCTCCGTCAGATTACGTAGAGAAACAGCCAGGAAGATTCCGGGTAAACTTTTATGATGGAACGAAGTTGGAGGTAGAAGCAGATAGTAAATGGGATGCTAAACAAAAAGCGGAAAAAGAAACGGGAAAGAAGTCCGCTCAGATAAATCCTTTGTCTTCAAATGAAAGTAAAGTAAATGAAACCGTTCAAGAACTGGTGGGGGAAACCCCTGGAATAAATCGACACGCTCAGGAAATTCTAAATTGGGCTATTGAAAATAAGGTTATTCCAAATGAATGGCCTGAGTTACAGGACATGATTGACGAAGTAATAGAAACGGATGTAACTGATAAATATTCAGTTGAGGATCTTGATCAATTGGATCTTGGGGATATTGAAGCAGTCTATCTAAAATATGTTCTTTTACCTCAAGCTAAGAAAGAGTATAAAAAACAGGATGAAAGGGAACCTCTTCAGTGGACTAAAGAAGGAAAGGAAGAACTAACTGCTCCTAAGGTAAAAATGTCTACTGGACAAGGTTCTTCGTATTATGCTGACTGTCCTAATTGTAATACGACGAATTGGCTTTCTGTGGAGTTGAATACTGGAAGAGTTGTTTGTAAGAAATGTGGAACTTCTTTTACTCTGGGAGATGAAATAGAGCATGAAGTATATGTAGAGGAGATTCCTGAGAGTAAAGTTAATGAAGGAAATTGGTGGCAGGAATTGATTGACCAGATTCAGAAGGACAAGAAGTTTGAAAAGTTAATGTCCAAATATGGGGTGAAGAGTAAGGAAGTTCTGGACTATTTTGGAAGGAAATACTGGTCTCAAACTGCGGATGAGAATTCGACTAAGGCGGCTCTGGAGAATGTGATTAATGATTTGAATCTTGAGGAGTCCAAACTTCAAGAGCAGGATGATGTGGAGGCTCTAAGGAAACGAAGAATGGACATCGAGCAGAAGATGTTGGACGCCGAAAAAAGATATCAGGAAGATCAGAATCGGATGGCAGATGAGGTTGATCGTCTAAATCAGCAAATTAAAGCAAAGGAAGGATCCGGGAATAATTAATGTATAATCGTCTTTTTGATAAAGTAGTTCAGGAAAGCAGTATTGATTTCCCACGAGCCGACCTCTCGGAAGATATTTGGGAAAAAGAAGACGGATTCTATTTTCTTCGAGAGGAAGTAAAGGACAAGATTCTGAATCTTCTGGATCAATATCCGGAGGAGGATCTCCTTCAGGAAGCCGGGGAAATTCGGATCGTGGGATCTCTCGGAAGTAACCTTTACGTGGATGATACTGATTTGGATATTCATGTCATCCCGGAGGACTTCAGCAAATGGAATGAGGATAGAGTTAAAGAAGTGATGGATTGGTTTAAGGAGAATGAAGATCTGGATAATTTTGTCGGGGAACATCCTATTGAAGTATATGTTCAAACGAACCCATCTCAGGATTTGATGTCTGTTGCTGTGTATGATGTTTTAGAGGATACCTGGTTGGTTGGGCCTAAATTGACTCCACTAAACTACGATCCATATACTGATTTTAGTTCGATTCTTCCTCAAGTAAATCAGATGGTTCAGGATGCAGACCTTCTTATGGGGGAACTAAAAAGGGATGTTATCGACTATGACACAATTATAAATGCGGTTAAGCATCTTCCTAAGGAGCACCAAAAGAGACTCCTACTAAAGTCCAGAAATAAGTTGGGGGAGATAGAACAGGACATTAAGAAACTCTACCAGAAAAGGAAAGAGTGGGTAGATACCAGGCATGGTGCTTCCAGACCGAATAGTCCAGAAGAGGCAAAGAATGATGTTGAACTGGCAAAAAAATGGAAGGACATCAATGCCATGTTTAAGTTTGTCAACCGCTACCAATACCTTAGAATTATTAGGGACCTCGAAAAGTTTGTAGAAGATGATAATGAAATAACTCCTAGTGAAGTTGATCTAATCAAAGGAATAATATAATGAGTGAATTTGAAGATCTATTAGAGATAACCACAAAAGTTCGGAATCAAAAAGTTTCCTTGGAAGAGCATGCAGATGCCCTGTCTAATATGGCTATTAAAGTAAACGGTGTTCTGGAACAACATCAGAAGGAGTTTATGGCCTTGGATGAAAAGATGAGGGAAAGGATTAAAGAATCTCTACGTTCTCGATTGGAAGAGACCTTTAAGAAAGTGGAAGACTATCCTAAAGGGGGTATTCTGTAATGTCTCTAATGATACCTAGAGAGACAATCGATGCTCTTAGGCGAAACACAGATATCATTTTATCTTCGGTGGGGATCGACTGTACAATATATATCCCAACTACTGCCTCCTTGAATGCGGATGAAGGTAATGATATCTTCGAACATCCGGATAATCTCACTTACCTATCTTATTCTGGAAAGTGCTTCATTGTCTGGAATCCGAGTAAGTATAGACTTCGGAAGTTTGGGATCTACGTGGAGAATGACCTTCCCATGGTCATTTGGATGCCAAATACTGCTACCGCTTTAGAGGGCTCGGAAGCGGGTACTGATGTATCCATTGATGTGGTCCAGAGAAGTTATATTAAGGTGAATCCGGAGTTTATTCCAAATAATACGACGGATGTAACAGAATATGAATTGGTCGATCTAAGTGTGAGGGGTTTCCACGATGCAGTAGTGGTGAAAGCATTCAAAGGTGTCCCAAGAAGAATGGAGAGAATTTAACGTGTTTGATGAAATATTTGAAAATGTGAGAAAAGTGAATGAAGAAGACACCATGTTTTCCAATCCAGTTCCCTTAGATTCCTGGTGGAACTCTGCCATCGGCGAACTTAAGAGTGGGTATGAAGGTGAAGATGATCCTGGTCTTTTGAAAAAAGTTGAACAACTAGAATCCTTGGAGCCTGGGATTGAAAATCTTTTCCAGTGGATGAAGGGAGCTGGTTACGACCGCAACGCGGCGATACGAACCATCGCCAGGTTCATTTTCCCGAATGCAAAAGGATTAGAATGGGCTTCTCCAGTTGATTTATGGAGAGAATTTTCAGATCATGGTTTAGTCAGTTCTCCCCGTATTCCCCGTGGGGGTATCCCGGGTGGTTGGAATGAATCTAAAGGGACAAAAACTAATGAGAGTCAAAAAGATCAAAAATAAATCTAACGAAGATGTCCAATTGAATGTTGGGGATGGATCTAAATTAACTCTATCTCCTGGATCCTCCTTCAATAATCTTCGAGTGGAGAATCTGGATCAGATCAGATCCAAAGTTGAAATAACTTCCGATTTGGGAGAAATTTGTGAAACGAATAGTGGTCCGGTTAAATTGTACGACTGAGCAAGAATACTTTAAGATGCTTGGAATTCTCTTGGTGGCCCAGAAACTTTTGAATGATTACTTGGCCCGGGCCAGAGATGAAGGAATAGGGCCAGAGGGATTTGCAGAAGGATGGATAAAGGATTTTGGGGGTACCGGACCGGATAAAGATCTGGTTCTTCAAGCATTCTTTACTTCTTTGGTAATTGTAGGAAAAGATGGCTTCAATCGGGAAAGAATATGATACAGGTCTGAAATCCCTTCTATATAATAGATTTAAGACTATTTTGGAAGTGGATGATTTAGCCCAGAAATATGCTATAGTTCAGGCTCCTCTCGAAGTCGCACAACGTGAGATGGCGGAGCATAGGCAGGAGAACTTCCTAGATTTTATTTCCTTCTACCGATCCTCTTTCGGTCCAAGTTGGTCAAGGCAGAGAACCCCCCTGGCTCGAAGAGGACTTTGGGTAGATAAGAATACTCACATAAAGGCACAGCCCATCGATATCAATTACGATGTCTGGTTCTGGAGTAAGGATGTGGATAAACTTTATGAAGCAATAGAGCATTATATTTTTTGGCAGCAGGACTATCCAAAAATATCCCTTACTTATTCAGATACATATGAAATAACTCCAGACCTTCATTTTGGCGATATCGTCGATGAGGGCACATATGGGGAGAAATACACGAAGGGCGTCATATTTAAGTTTAGAATGCCAATAAAGGTAGATGGTTGGATACTAAAATCCGATTCAGATGTGGGGGTTGTGGAGAAGATTCGGTTAACCGTATACGATAAAGATGATTTGGAGAGTGGGGATTATTCCACTATAATTGTGGAGGACTCCTCCCAGGACACAGAATTAGAGCAGGCCTTGAGATTCTTTCGTCGGCATTTATATAATATATCTTCTATTGATCTGACGGGTAATTATATACTTATTGAGGGAGATTGGGTTAGTGAGTTTACGGTTGATGAGACTGTGAACATTCAGGGATCTACCAACAATAATGGTCCATACACGGTTTCAGCAGTAGTCCTTTCTGGCGAATATACTAAATTGACTTTGTCAGAGTCATTAACAAGTACAACGGCAGATGGTGTGATTTATAGGAAAGATTAATGTTTGATCTCATTCAATCAACTCTGGAAAAACTCATCGAAGGTAGAATAGATGAGGTCTTCGATCTTGGAGAAGCAGTAGATCTGGTAGGTCTGGCTACTCCTGATCCTCGCCCCCTAACTTCGGAAAAGACCATCTTTGATTGGATAAGAAGAATTGAAAAATGGGGAGATCTGGTTTTCTATCATAAGGATCCAGAAAACTTTTGGGGGAAGAAAAAAGTTAATAAAAGGGAATTTATTCGACGCCTTACGGATGAAGAAGTCAATAAATTATTTGGACGATGGCAGATAAAAAAGAATTCCCTAACAAAGAAAATGTGGGGATGTACAATTCGAAGGGAGTATGTGAACTTTAAAGGGAAGAAATATACAGAAACATTCATAGTGGAAATTCACTTGAAGAAGGATTTCAGATAAGAAGATGAGGAGAATTTAATATGTCAATTTACATGTCTCCGGGTGTGTACAGTCAGGAACTTGATCTTAGTGATATCGTCCCCCGGGTAGCAACAGCCCCTGCGGCAATAGTGGGATATTCGGTAAAGGGGGATGTAAATAATATTCGGTTGATAACTAGCGATCAACAGTTTATTGAACAATACGGAGAACCAGATCCATCATCTGGACATTTCTTCCATTATTCGGCCTTAGCATACTTGAAGAAAGGGAATGCCCTTTATTGTCTTCGGGTGCATAATGGAGCGCTTTGGGGTGGTGTCAATATTATGAAGAGCACATCTTCGTATAGCAATGCTGCTCTAAGTGCCGGACAGGCCACGGACTCCTTTACAGCGGCTTCCGGGTATCTTAATGATACCTTGTTCCAGATTCTGGGTGCAGATCCTGGAGCTTGGGACAACCGGATAGGTATTAAGATTCAGAATGTTAAGGATGGATCAGAAACGGTTGCTACCGATCAGTATACTTTTGAAATTGTTGTATACTGGCAAGATGATGATGGAAATTGGTCTCAAGTTGAGCTCTGGAAGGTATCTAGAAAAACGAAAGTCGATGGGTATGGAAAGCAGCTCAATCTTGAGGATAAGATCAACGGCTACAGCAACTATATTATCGTTAAGGACAATACCGCTCTTGCTGATACTGTCGTTCCTAAGGCACAAGCTACCCGGTTAGATCTAGAAGGTGGAGATGACGGTAGTGATATTTCTGCTTCGGATTTGGTTACGGGTTGGGGTGAGTTTGAAAATCCAGATGATATAGATGTCCGCATCCTTATTAATGGAGGAGAGACCAGCGTCACGGTACAGACGGAGATAAGGGACGTTGCGGAAGCGAAGGCAGACTGTATTGCCGTTCTGGATATGCCCTACGCCAGCACGAATTCCTCAACTAGTATGCTGACTTTCCGGAACACAACCCAGAACTTCAATACAAGCTATGCGGCCTTGTATACTATCTGGCCGCGGATTCATGATGAGTTTAATGATCTTTTGATCCGAGTTCCCCCGTCCGGATATGTTGCAGCCCAGTATGCCTACAATGATTATGTCCAGAATGTCTGGTTTGCTCCGGCTGGATTCAATCGAGGGGTTCTGGATGGTGTTCTTGAATGTACGAAAACGGATGGAAAGCCTCTGTCTCAGGGGGATCGGGATGTCCTTTACCCGGCTCAGATAAATCCTTTGCAGACGTTTAGGGGAGAGGGCCATGTAATTTGGGGCCAGAAAACTCTACAGAAGAAAACTTCTGCTTTAAGTTCTGTTAATGTCCGAAGGCTCTTAATTGTTATTGAAAAATCGATGGCCATATCTTTACGGTCCTTTGTGATGGAACCCAACAACGATTTAACCCGGTTTAGAGTAGAAGCCTTGCTGAATGGATATTTAAGCGGATTATCTGCTCAAGGGGCTTTTCAGACCGAAGCTGGAGATCAAGGATTTCATGTGGTATGTGATACTACGAATAATACTTCAGAAGTTATTGATTCAGGGGAGCTTCGGGTGGATGTATTTGTGAAGCCGTCCAGAGCTGCGGAGTATATCCGGCTCAGGACAATAATTACCACCAGTGGCGCAAGTTTTGAAGAACTTTCATCTAAAGGATTGCTTCTATAAGGATTGAAGTGTTTGTACTCAGATGTTTATGGTGATAATTTAAATCATGTTTGGATATTTATTTGAAAAATTATTCTGTTTGTTGGAATCTCCAGTAGAATCTCCTACGGAGACGCCAAAGAAGCTTCCGACGGAGGAACCCGGGAGGACGGTTCCTGTACCAAGAAGAAAGCGAAAGCATCCATTGGAGCCAGAGCCAGGAATTTCTCCTGAACCTAAGGGAATTTCTGCGGAGATAAATAAGTTTCTACAGTCCAGAAATCTTGGAATTGAGGAAGCTTTTGATCCTGGAAAATATCCTTCTTTTGTTCATCCGGATAAAGAGAACTGGATTTCTAGTGGGGATGATCAATTGAAGGAAATTCTTCCTAACCTTTCGGATTCAGAGCAGTCGTACCTTGAGATGATAGCGAGTAATTCGTATCAGGAGATGTTGGGTAGATTAGAGAAATATACTTCGGTTCAAATTACCCAGGAATCTCTTCCAGGATTAGTTGGTTTGCTTCAAAGCACCCTGAGGAAGGTATTAGGTATAGAAGCTGACCGAAAGGACTACCTAGAACAATTGGCTCTATCTTCTGTTTTGGATTTACCGGAATTTGAGATGGTAAAGGACGCCTATGAAAATGGCCTTGTTGATTTTGATGTAAAATTAGATCAACCTGAGCTTAATTGGGATGTGGATATTGAGAAGGAAGAGGACCTTTCGGGAGAAGAAACTTTAAATTTGGAATTAGCAAAAGAGTTTGAGGAGGTTAGAACAGAAGAGGAACTTCGAAGAAGAATGGCAAATCTTCTAATTCAGGGATCAAGTGTTCTTAAATTGTATCTTTTTAATCTGGTTAATCCAGAATTGAAAGAAATTGATTCGAATCTTCCTAATATGTATGGAATACTTGGAGCTCTTGCTCAATTGGGTTACTGGATAACCCCTGATGGGATAGAACAATCAGCTCGAGGAGAGGGTGAGGCAGGATCTGCCCAGGTAGTTCCCCAAGGGGACACTTACACTATAAAAGTTAGAGCAATCACTTTTCCATATCTAGTTCATGAATTAACAAAGGGAATATATGAATGGGTTTCTTTGGATCCAGAACTTCGTAGAGTGATGAAGAAGGAGACTCCTGAAAGTGAAACAAAGGATATAATGATCGGATCAGAATTATTTAAGATCATTTCGTCCTATTTGGGGAAGGGAAAAGAATCTCTTCTACCCTTGGTTCATAAGAAGTTCCTGGGATTAAATAAAATGGAAAAGAGAGATATTTTATCTAAGAACTCTTCTGGGAAGGATATAATGGATGATTTAATAGGAGAAGCTGAGGAGGAGTGGAAAGAGTATTTTAGGAACGAATAATGTTCAACGAACTATACGAAAACATTCTTACTGAGATCAGTAAATCTGAATTTGAGGACCTATTCCAGCCTATCTCTCAGGAGGAACTGGAATCCAGACTAATGGACTACATCAAGTCCGTCTGTACTGAAAATCCAGATGGCACTTGGAGTGCCAGTGGAGATGTAGATGTAGATCTATATGGTAGAGGCCTAACTAAGTTACCCATCAAATTCAAGGAAGTAGGCGGACACTTTGATTGTTCCAACAACTCTCTAACTTCTCTAGAAGGAGCACCTCAGAAAGTAGGTGGTTTCTTTATTTGTTCCCACAACTCCCTAACTTCTCTAGAAGGAGCCCCTCAGACAGTGGGTGGATCCTTTTATTGTTCCAACAACTCTCTAACTTCTCTAGAAGGAGCCCCTCAGACAGTAGGTGGTTTCTTTATTTGTTCCCGGAACAAACTTTCAGTTGAAGAGCTAAAGAAAACAATTGATAGACCTTATTTGGATAGAATAGGATAGTGGATTAATTTGGAAAGAAGTTAAATAATCCAACATAATAAAGTCCAAAATTTGGATTAAAAATCAGAAATTGGAGATTAACTTATGTCAATGAGTGCAGATAATTTAAAACAAGATCTCAGCAATGCCGCACGGTTATAT